TAATCGAAGCTGTATTCATGTAGCAGTCTTCGCATTGAATTACAAATCCTTCATCTCCACCAAGTCTTAATTCTTGCACCACCATAATCTTCGCTTTTCCGCCGCAGAACGGGCATGGTTTCAGCCCTATATCTTGGTTGTCAAGTCTGTCCCAGATTGATGTTCGAAGATACTCTAAATCCCAATCATTGTTATCAATAACAATTTTCGGAATCCAAAACTGATGCCGCAATCCATAGTCTATAATGATTCCGCTTTCATCTTCAAATGCTCTGACCGAAAGCTTCTCCGCGCTCAATCCGTATTTCCCTACTTCCACAAAAAATTGTTCCATAGAAATGCTTTGGCTTATTCCTTGCCATTCATACCAATAAGACACATGGGCATCATCAGTAACATCCCTAAAGCATATAACTGCAGGTTTGTCATATGCGTGATGACATATTCCATTTATCCCCTCTACTCTAAAACTCACTTCCCTATCCTCCTTAACTCCTTATCAAACAAACTGTAATTTATCCAAGCGACCATTCTGGCTTCTCTTCCGGCTCAATATAATCATCGCAATCCGTTTCTTTGTCCATGACAATATCCACAAATCCACGCTTTAACGTCATAAGGAATACTTCAAAGTCGCTTAGATTCCGCAAGGAATTAATGTCAATAGAATCCCCGTATCCTATGAAATTCCAATTTTTCTCGTCTGTGCCTTTGTAAAGTTTAATCCGGCAATTTAATTTCTCATCCTCTTCGCAAGTAAATTTTACAATGCAGTCATCAAAACTTGACTTAAACCACCCTTTGTCCTCATGCTCTACTTCCATGTTGGCGGTCACATGCTCGTAATACGGCTCACCATCATCACAGCAGGCTTCCAATTCGTCCGTATCAACATTTGACGCAACATGCTCACAATAACGTTTAAATATATCCGACAGATTAACTTCTTTGGTTTCTGGCTCTTTCATCAACTCTTTAAAATTTTCCAAAATCTTCTTGTTATCTGCAAGAATTGTATTATTAACAATCTCCGTCAAGACAGCATCTAATTTTGTGAGATACTGGTTGAAATCATGTCGCTCAATGACCGGAACAATGGCTTCATTCAGCTTTTTCTCAATTAGTTTCTTACCATCTCCGCTCCAAGAAAACACGTCGTTCAGTGCTTCTGACACGCCTTTTTTTATGTACTGCTCAACCAATTTCTCCACAGTACCATCATTCAACTTCTCATTTACCGTTTCTGCAATTTTCTGTTCAAATGTTTTCATTTCCCTATCTCCTTCATTTTTTTGTTAAAAATACTAAAAAAATATCTCCTGATCCCATAAAAATCCGTCCGGCAGTACGGAATCCGCTCCATTTCTTTCAGCTCCCATTTCACTCTAAGAGCGTCATAAGACTTGTTTTGAGTGACAGACAGTAAAATGTACTCTGCAATGGTTTCATTGGCTGTATGAGCCGCCTGGCGCACCACAGAGGCATATCTGCCGGACTGTACGTACTCTGTTAATTGCCTGTACCGCTCTTTTCTGATTCCGTAATGCTGCCATGAGTGCCGGGGGACTGAATGGTACTGCGGCTCCTGGGGCGTATCGAAAATACTAAGCTGCCTGAAACCGCTGTATCTTTCGCAGGATTCTTTCTTCCCTGTGCAACCCTCGCATTTGCATACATTCAAGCATGTCCGGCATAGGCAGGTGTGGCATTTTCTGCACATGGTATCACCGCCTTGCTCTTCTTCACAATTCTGCTTCCAGCGCCTTTAACTTGGTCTTGACTCCGCTCTTTCCGTCAAGATTGGAGATTGTTGCTTGGATTTCTTCATCAGTAGCTCTTTTCAATGCACTTATAAAATTGCAATCACCAGGCGGTGTTGTCATAAGCCAGCTAATATTATTGCTCATCATTTCCCTTATCCATCCTTTCCGTTATTCCATAAAATCAAATATAGACATCTGCTTTCCTTCTTGTCCCTTTTCCGCCCTCTCTTTATTCAGGCCGGTTCTATATCCTTTCAGTACAGCCCCTCCTCTCTTCTCTTCCGTGTCCCAGCTAGGCGGGAAGATGATGTCCCCGTTTGGAACATATTCCCACTTTTCATCACACTGAACTCTTATGTGTGCCTGATAGCTGCTTGTCATGACAAAATCGATGTATGTCTTGCCGTCTAAATAGTTCACTCCCCAAGCATAGCCGGTTCCTTTTAGAGGGAATCCATGTTCCTTAATAGGTTTATCAATCAATAAGGGATCCGGTATGTCGATTCCAAAAGGCTGCGCTGTATCAAGTGTCGAATAGAACCTTGTGCCATGCCATTTATCACCAATGGAAAAGAAATAGGTATATTCCATCCCCCATGACCACTTGAACCAGGACACCCCGCTAAGCGGAAGGGTCATCCCTTCGCAGTCAGCACTCCCGCCAAATCTGCACGGCAATGGTATCCTCATCAGCAGGGCCCTCCTTCCGCTCCATGGAACGCTCCCGCAGGATATTTCCATTCCCCTTTCACATACACGTCATCCGGCGTAAACTCTCCGGTAATCAGGCTATGTATCGCCCTTGCATCCCCATGGTAAACACATGATTTGGTATCCCCGACAAAGGTATCTAAATCACACTTATTGTCCAGTGTAAATCCAAGGATTATCTCATCCTGTTTCAGTGCTGCATATTCTTCCGGATACAGTTCCCTGATACCTGCAAAAAGCTTGGGTGTGGAGAATATGCACTGTGCGCAGGAGCAACGGTTCCATCCGGCGCGGTAGCAGGGGTGCGGATTGGCATGATGCCGCTTTAAAACTTCCCAGACGTCCTTTTCCGAATAGTCAATTACTGGCCGCCATTGATGCACAATCCGGTGGGCTTTCTTCTCCGCGTTCGTCCGGTGGATTTCCATTTCGTTGTACATTGCCCGTCCTGCGCTTTCTCCACGGCGTTCACCGGATACCACCAATACCTTCACATTCTCTTTTGTCTTATCAAGGTTTGATGTCACACTGTCTTGGACCGCTGCTTTCAGGCTCCCGCTGCACCAGCGCCCCTGATGCGTCCCTCCCTTTGCTGGAAATTTCAACCGCTTCCCGCCAAGCTCACCCAGCTGTTCCAGCCGGTCAAGGTTGCTGATGACGGAATCCGCCACCGCAATCTTAAGGTATGCGCTGCACCACCGGCGGCTCAGGTCACCACTCTTTGCCGGGAATTTCATCCGGTACCCGTACTGTTTCAGGGCTTCCTCCATATCTTCCGTGCATTTCTCCTTCAGCTCTCGGCATTTCAGATAATTCTGAGAAAGCCTGCACTGTATTACTTCTCCGGTATCAGGATCAATCCATTCGATAGGCTCTGATGCACCAATACGGTATAGCTCCCCGAAAAATCCGTTCACCCGATACGATATTCGCAGAGTCACTTCCTCCACATCTGCGAAGCTCTTTACGTAGTTCTGGGTGCAGCGCCAGTCCATGCGCCGGGATGGATGCCCTCCGTCTATATCATGATGCCAAAGTTCTATTTTCTCTTTCGGAACACCAAGCTCCAGAAGCTTGTAATAACATGCTGTGCTGTCCTTACCGCCGGAAAACAGGACAATAATCAGGTCATATTCTTCCAACGGCAAAAGCCTGTCCAGATAGATGCCATCAAAGTGGCCGCTCCCTGTTCGTCCGGCAATCCTCGGTCCGATACGCTTTCCTGTTCCATAAACAGGGACATCTGGTTTTCCAAATGTTACTGGTGTAAGGACAGAGCATTCTGAATCCTTTATAAAATCTGGCTCTAAAAAGCTTAATTGTCCTGAACTACTTTCAAAAATATCCATTTCCATCAAGGAACCCGGCGCGCCTTATTCCCGGGAAGGTTCCGGCTCCTTTCTGAAATTTTATTATTCCTCGCTAATCCTCATCAGTTCTGCAGCTGTCCGTCTGTACTCGTCCTCCAGCGGCTTTATCATAGCGTCCAATCTATCCATGAGCGCTTTCTGCTCTAGTGTTGGATGCCATCCTGCAGGTTTGGGCCGTTCTTCATGATCATCCATTTTGGTATGTACAATTTCGAGAATCTCGCCCGTGCTGCAGTCATTCAAATCTGCCAGAATAGCAATGCATTTCTTTCTGTCCTTCGCATATTTATACTGCCGCCGAATCTCTCCAATATCCATTATCATGTTTCATCACCACCATTCCTGAAATCTGCCGCCATCCCATTTATTACCGGTACCCATGACAGGATAAGAGTCTGTGCGAACAGCATCATGTCTTTATCGTTTTTGTACTTTTCTACAATCGCGGCAGATTCTTTCGTATATTCAGGCATCTGATGGTTTTTCATGAATGCCCTGTATACTGACCAGGCAGAATTCTGGATATCCATAATGCATACATGCATCTGCTCGATGGAATCCCCATTTTTCAAGCGCTGTTCCATTAAATCTATCACCGGTTCCCATGCACTGTTCAGGTTACGGCAGAACCACTTCAAATCACCCTCATAGTCGTATTCCAATTTCAAAGCCTGTTTCCGATACGACTCTTTGTCCTTTTCCGTCAAGAATTCCTTGTACATGCTCCACAAGGTTCCTTGAACTGTCTGGATCCCCTCTATTTTTTCCCGCATGATAATCTCCTACCCTGATTCTTCCAGTTCGCATATCTTCCTACGGATAAGTTCCGCATTCCGATCCACCCTATCCATTTCTCTTTGGCACAAGGAATACAGTTCCGGATGCTCCACTTGGATATTTTCAAGCATTGCATATCTTTCCATAAGCTGCCTTTGTTTCCGTCTGAGGAATAAAATCACGTCATCTTTTATTTTCATACATCACTCCTCACTGGAACGGAAAATCTGCATCCATATCAATCTGGATAAATCCCTCACTACTATTGCACCATCCGTAGTCGAAATCCAAGTTGTCCCCCTGCCCGTATATCCTCCGTGTCTTTTCGTCAAAATCAAGGACGAACCCATTTGTGTTCGTCTTTCCGAACAATCTGTTCTTGGACACTTTCAGGACTCTTTGGCCCTCCCCGATTTCCCTGTTCTTCTCGTAAGATATCGTGACTGTCGCAAGGTTCGATATGTCTCCGCTCCCGCTCACCTCATCGTTCTCATTTGCCGAAAAGTTGTTCTTCCGCTTATGCGCCACCAAAAGAACCAGCGCGTTATACCGGAGCGCCAGCCTCGCCAGCTTCTTCACGAAAAGGCTCTGCTTGTCGTACTTGTCGAACGCCTTGCCGGAATCCAAATCCAAAGCCGTCATCAGGTTGTCCAACAGGATTACCCTTGCCCCATATTGCCGAATCACGTTTTCTGCGATTTCCAGCAGGCTCTCCTGTTCCTCCCCATCAATCATCCGGTTGTCATACAAGAAGCATCTCCCCTTGTACCAATCTGCTATAAGCTGCCTGTTTGCGTCCGACACATTGTAATTCGTGTCCCCCCAGGAATTCTGATACTCTATCACATGCCCCCTCCCGGCCACCTGGAAGTCGATGCATGACTGGAACTGGTAGTTCGAAAGTTCGCCGCTGTATGCAAAGCATTTATGCTGTTGATGCATCGCATTTATCAGGATCTGGCTGGCCAAGGTGCTCTTACCTTCTCCCGGCTTTCCGGATATCAGCGTCACGCCCCCGAACGGAAGACCCCCGTATAGTAGCCTGTCAAGCTGCTTGATTCCCGTCCGCAGCTTCGGCAGCTTGAAAATGTCGACCCGCTCCACGTCCGCCAAGTCAATCACTTTATGTATTGGTGCGGCCACGGCGTTATCGACGCAAGAGCGGAGCTGTCCTTTCCCATATCTCTGCAATATCTCGTTTGCGTCCTTGCAGTCCTTGTAATCCTCTTCCCGAACATGCTTCACGGTGCATTTAAGGCGGGACGACAGTTCGTCAAGCAATGTAATCTTGCCCTTTTCATGGTCTCCGAAGACTACGACCTCCCGGAACCTGTTTATCCAGTCCCAGCAATACGGCACCCATGTGAATCCCTTTGCCCCGGTCGGGACCGATACGGCATTTCCGATTCCAGCAGTCGCCACTGACAGGCTGTCTATCTGGCCTTCCGTGACTACCAGCTGGTCGAAGCCCTCGCACTGCGCCATCCCGAACAGGATAGGCTTGCAGTTTGCTTCGCACCACTCCTTGTTTTTATCTTTCTCCCGGTCAAAATCCGTCTTCCGATACTTCACGAACTGCATCTTCCCGGAATCGTCCAGGAATGGGAAGACAAGTATCTCCGGATGCTCTGTCTGGACAGTGATCTGGTACTTTTTTATGACATCCTCGGATATCCCCCGGCCAGCCAGATACCGTATCGCTTCTGGCTTAGGCTCGATTGGCTTGTCTGGCGACTTTAGTTTCCTGAACTGCCTCCGAGGGCGGTAATACTCGTCGACCTCATTTCCAAGGGAGAAATCAAAGTCTTTTGAAAGCGTCAGCATATTTCCGGTCACTCCGCAGGATGACCGCAGGCATTTGAACTGGCCGGTCTTCATGTTGATTGAAAACGAGTTCAAGTTGTCCCGTGTAGGTCTCGGATTGCAGTATGGGCAGACCCGGAAAAACAACTCCCCGTTCCGCTCCTGTGCCTGCGCGTGTACATGTCTTGCAAAATTCCAGGCATCATCTGGCTTAAACTCATACATCTCCTATCCCTCCCAGGCATTCGGCCCATACTTCCACCACTCTTCATCGTCTATCAGCTCTTCTTCCAGCTCCGGCCCCACTACTTTCGGCGGCCCGCTTTCAGGCTTCGCTTCCAGATAGTCAGAAAAGATACATTTTTCCAGAAAGTTGTTTGGAAGATACATCTTATCGCCGGATTCCCTGACATATTCCGCATAGTTTACAGCTGACGCGACCAGCTCAGGCTCGGATATCGTTCCGGACAGTATCAGATCGCAGTATGCCTTTTCTGCCTGGTATCTTCTTTGCTTATTCGGATATGCCGCCCAGAAATCCTCAAACTGCTCCGCGCGCGGTATGTCCTTTTCTTTCCTTTTATTTTCTTTCCTTTCCTTTCCTTTACTTTCCTTTATGTCATTTCCGCAGGATTTACTCTTATTTCCGCAGGATTTACTCTTATTTCCGCAGGATTTATTCTGATTATTGGCGACTTTAATATAGGCAGCTGTGTCCTTTTCATCCAAAAGCCAGATTTCCGCATCAACATACACGTCTCTTTTCCGGCTTTTAACAGCTTCCTGATACCGTTTCTGTATCCCCGGCGAGGTAATGATAGTGTCCGAATTAGCAAGTGTGCTTTTGCAAAGCAGTGACCGGCTAACCAAGAATGTCATCACCTGTTCTATGAGCCCTTCCTTGAGATGGAGGTCATCCATGGCATTCTCCACGCTCTCTCCATCCCACTTTATGTAATATCCGTTCCGATAGATTTCCGTCAGCAGATAGATATAAAACAGCATGCCATCGCTTCCATATCTGGAATGCAGCCTCTTTATCCTCTGATCCGCATAGAAGAAATCCGTGTCGAATGAGAAATAGAGCAATCCGTCCTGTCTGGGACGTGCCATACCTATACCTCTCTGATTCTTACCTCTATATGTGGATTACTTTTATCCACCTGGAACCTGTCGAAAAATCCGACAACTTCATTCCATCCGTCATTTTTCAGCACTCCAGCATTCACAAGCGCATCCTGCACGAATTTCTTCGCGAACGCTATATTGTCCCTGTCCGTACGCCTGTCTGGGACAACCCATAGATAATGCATTTCCACAGGCCTTTCAATCTTAACACCCTTAAGGCACTGCTTTATCGCTATGGCGATGGATTTCTCGTTCCTCCGCTTCAATGCCGCGCCTTTATACATGTTCGCACGCTCGTCTTCTATGTATTTGTTCAGGCTGGAAAGCCGGCCTGGTATTATCAGCAAGTATTCCACATGGAACCTCCTTTCCGGCGGCGAATTGCCCCGCCGCCTTAGGCTGTGATGAATTGTAACTTGCATGAAAGTTAACAGTTACCAAATTTAAACATACGACTTCCCAAATACCTCTATGAACTTTCCCCTGGAACCGCAATGCCCCTCAAAATACTTTTGGCACTCCTGCTTCAACCGCAGGTCAAGTCCGGTATTCGGATTGCTATGTACGGATGCATCGGACATATTGTGCAGCGCCGGTTCCAGTGGAACAATGAATCCGTATTTCTCGCAAAGGCTTCTCCGCCCCGCTCCCGGAAAGACATGGTGAATTGCCACGTTGCTGCTTCCGGTGATATAGCAATGTTCCAAATCATCCGTCAGTACGCTTTTTATACCTTTTTTCATACTCTGACATCATCCTTTCCAATTCCTCAGGTGGAAGCGTCTCTATCCCCATCTCTTTGCACTCACTGACAAGACCGTCTATGAGGTGCGACATCTCCTTCGTGTCATACTTGCTGGAGCCTTTCAGCATCATATACGTCCGATACATGATGCCGCCCTTCCCCTCCTTTACCTGTGATGTGGGCTTTAAATGGTATGTCTGCTCTTCGTCTATGGACTTCTGCGCCGATTCAGTGTCTGGAAGAACCATATACACGCCCTGGCCGTCTATGACCTCTATCTGGCCATATTTTCGCAATAGATAGTTATGGATATAGGGCTTGCTCACATGGAGCTCGTCCGCCACCTCTGACGCAAGCTTCCAGTAATAGGCATTCGCGTCAAGGCTGCGCTTCTTTCGTTTCTTCCTAATCTCCACATCCAGGCCGTCCGCCTGATACAGCTCTGTCGCCGCCGCTACGTCCATCTGCTGGCTTTCTAAGATTATTGTCAGGCTGCCAGCCAGGGTTCGGCCTATGTCCTTGATTTTCGCCGTGAATTTCATCAGGATGCCGCCTTATCTGGCTGCTTCTTCATTTTGGCGATGCAGTCCTTAATCTGCAGCTTTGTCAAATTGTCAATACTGTCAACTTTATAGGTCTTTGTCACGGCCCCCCATCCATATCCTGTCCTGACAAGCTCTCCTTTTAGTTCTTCCAGCAGTCTATTGCGTTCATCATCAATATTTGGCTGCGAAGTCCCTTTGTCCACCTTTTTAGTGTTTTCATGGGAATCAGCGTCAGGGTCATCCATCAAGTCTTCTGTAGGTATACAAAAAGTCTGGAAACAAGCATACTTGAACGCCACGGACATGGCCTTGTTGGTGGCCTTGTCCCCGCTGTCCATGCCCTCTCCGACCACCACGGCATCGACACTGGAGCCGTCAGTGGCATAGAACCTATATCGCATCTTGCAGACAGAATAGATTAGGGTGGCGCCTTTCGCAGTCGTCCTTTCCTCCCTGGTCTGTTCAAGGACTTCCGGGACACAGAATATCTTATGCTTTATCATTGCAGGATTCAGGGCATTCATAACCGAATCGATTCCGCGGTATTTGAATCCTTGTTGCTTATTCGTGTCGTTCTTCCCAACTACTCCGATATCTTCCATGATTCCGCAGATTGCGGAATAAATCATATTTCTCCCAGATTCTCCCATCACATCATCTCCCATTCGATTCCTACGCTGTCCATGTACATTTCCAGCTTCTCCTTGGCATCTGCGGAAAGCGATATCCTGTACTCGTACAGCTCCGTTTCATCCCCATCGTCCGGGATCAGGCTGTTTATCACTTCCTGTGCCGCTTCTTCCTTCGCCCGCTCTACAGCTGCCGCCTTTTCCTCCTCTGCCCTCCTGGCTTCTTCCTGGCGCGCCAGTTCCGCCTGCCGCAGGGCTTCCGCTTTTTCCTCTTCCGCCCGCCGCAAGGCTTCCTGTTTCTCCATCTCTGCCTGGCGGATGGCCGCCTCCTTTTCTTCCCTGGCCCGCTGCTCCGCCAGCATCCTCTCCCGCTCTTCCTGGCGGACGCGCTCCTCTTCCTCCCGGCGGATGCGTTCCTGTTCCCTGGCAAGGATTTCCTGCTTCTGCCTTTCATAAGCGTTTATATGCGATACGGCTTCTGTAAGGTCAAGGTTCGTGCGATATATCAGCAAAGCATTTGATTCTGATGCCGACTCCATGGCACTGATTGTGGCAATGTCCTTCTGGACTTTCTCCGCTGCACTGGATATCTCGTTCCGGATGTCTTTCTCTTTCGTGGTGGCATTCTCCCACTTCTGGTTATAGATGCGCTTCAAAGGGATGTATTCTGACAAGTCTTCTGGAACCAGTTCTTCATATATCTGGGATATAAGCTCCCTCTTCTTTGCAATGCGGTTTTCCTCGAATGCCTGCACCTGGCCATTGATGAGGTTGATAGGCTCATCATACATGGCTATCAGACGCTTCGCCTGCGCTTCAAACTCGTCCCAGGGCTGCATATACCTCTTCTTCTCGTCCCGAAGATTGTCCTGGAAGGTCTTCTTCTGCGCCCTCAGGCTTGCAACATGTTTCTTTGCTATCGTCGTGCTGTCTTCCGTAAATACTGCTCCCTCGTACTCTGAGAGCCTGTCATGCAGCGCTTTCTCCACCTGCTCAAAGTTGCATGATATCTTCGCGCTCTCCTGCGTGATTACCGCTGTCACTTCTTCCATATTTCCCTAATCCTCCAATCTCCTAATATTTCCAATGCCCATAGGCGAAATGTCCTGAATACCGCCCGCATCCCTTACAATACAAACTCCATTCAACCGGGGTATATGTTCCTGCAATATCTTCTTTTTCAATATTTCATTCCTCTGTTTCTGTGCATCCACAGTCACAGTCTAATGGTAAAGTTTCCATATCCAATCTCCTAATTCAGCAGGACAGCTTTGCTCCAAAATCCGAGAGTGCCAGCGTTCTCACTTTTGCTTTTCTGCATGAGCCTACTATATCCATCCTCGCCATACCTTGATTTCTTTGCTTCTCTGTCCTCTATAATCTTTTTAATCATGTTTTTAGATTTATCTGCCCGATAATAAAATCTGTCAAACTTATCCTTTTCCTTGCGATATTCTTTTACAAATGAGCCGATATTGTACCGATATTTCAGATACTTTTTTCCCGGGTGGTCGCTTATTCTTATGGAGTTGCATACACCATAATCCAGTTTGAGATATATACTGTTTGTGGTGTATGCGTTGTACCTCTGGACAGTGAAGCCCTCCTCTATCAACCACTTTGCTATGGAATCCGCAAGGCTATTTAATTCATTCTTCATGTTCCACCACCTCAAACCCTAAGAACCGTCCGCAGTCCTCCCGGTCAATGCTGTATTTGCTACCATTTACAAAATCAGCAAAAACACTAACTCTGACAGATGTTTCCAACAAGCGGAGGTAATCTCCTGTGATTTCATATAATGTGTTCATAATTTCCTAATCCTTCTTTACAGTCAGCACGCTTTTCCTCGGACAGTAGTAATGGGTAATCTTCCCATCCTTGCCTGCTGGAACGGCCACAAGCACCCTATCATTCTTGCTCACATTGTCAAATTTGACGTGGGATTTCTTTATCCCATCTGGCACATACTGTTTTGCCGACTCTCCAGATGGGACTTCCCTGATGACCGTCCCAGTCTTTTCTGTCCATGTCCCGCCGGACTGGCTGTCCCATGTCACCTTATCTCCTGTCTTCAACTTCCCTGTCCTCTCTTTCCGCCGCTTCATAAGCCTGTCTTTCCCTCTTCATCCGGGCCCGGCTGGGTACCCGGTATTCCTGCTCGTCCCACCACCAATCAACTACCATGGAATTTTCCACTTCAATCTGCGCCATCATCTTCGTCAATCTCCTTATAGTCTGCGCACACCGGATAGCTCACCCTTTCCCCGCGCCGGAATTCATTGGTGGTTGTCCATGATATGGATATAAACTCCTTTCCGCACATCCTGTCCCGGTTGTATGCACACTGATCACAACTGCAATAAACAAAATCCACTTGACTGTCCTTTCAGCATCCCTTATAATAGATGCATAAATATTCGTTCCGTGCCCAATCCCTATGCTGGTTCGCGGTCAGCCGTAGGGATTTTTTCTGCCTTAAATCCAATGACTTTTCCGTCATTGAGCGTAGTGCTATATTCTTTCAGATCATACATATCAATGCAGTCCTGGATTGTCACAACATCCAAATTCATCCCGTTTTTCTCCTCTCTTACAGTGTTAGCAGTCGTTCCTTCTCTTCCGGTGTGGCTTCCAATAATTTAAAGATTATTAGCAAGTCCCCGTACCTGAAGGGATCCGCCCGTATGTTCCTTTCATAGGTCTTTGGATTCAGGCGGATAGAAACTGCCTCCTGAGAAATATTCAGAGCCTTTGCTATGTCCGCCTGCGCCAGGCCCTTGCTGCGCATCCGCCCGTTAATCCATTCTGTCAAGTCCTTGATCTTGTGCCTCTTCCGTTGTTCTGGACTCAATGCCACTCTCGGCATCCGTATCACCTCCCGTCATCACAGCTTGTAAATTCCCATTGGATGCACTTCATGCCTTATTACATAGTTCCCGCACAACTCAATGGCTGTTTCGATCTCATTTGGGTCAATAATTATTCCATGATTTTTCAACAGCATGCAAAATGCTGTAACGGCATCATGCTTTTTTTCATACGGAAAATCTCCATTTGTGCATGATACGATATAATTATTTTTGTATGACCAGTCATCAGGATAAAGCGTTCTTATTACATCTTCCATTTCTCCCCCCTCTAACATTGGTGCGTATTATTTGATTCTCATAGCATCTTCAAGAGAAACTATTTCTTTTTCTCCAACAAAAACAGAGAATTTTGAATCCTCACAGATGTTTAAAGCGTCCGCAATCTTTTTCGCCCATTCCCATGTATCAGAACGTGCCACAGTGCTTAAAATACTAGGTTCAGTTTTGCTTGATTTTCTTATTTCGTATTTATCCGCCATGATCAGCTACTTTTTCTCTCCCTACCTCAAAACCCCGGCCATGCACAGCACAATCACAAATGCCAATGCAAAGCCCAAAATCTCTGCGATAATTTCAACTGCATAGTTCAGCAGCATGTGGAGCCGCGCGTCCGTCATCGGCTCCCGGTCTTTCTTCCCAGACCGCAAAATGATTTCATCCATAAATTTTCCTCCTGTTCTCTTGCCGGTACAGGAAGAATCTGGTATAATCTATCCTGTAGCCAGTAAGTGTGGTTTATTGGTTACGTTGCCCTGTCGGTGGTGGTGCACTGGCGGGGCTTTTTATTGCTTTTTGTGTGCTTATCTCCTATACTGTAAGTACCAGACTGCCATCTGGAATACAGAAGAAAGGAGAAAACGCTGTGTCTGCTTACTTAATTACCTATGACCTTAATGCTCAAGGGCAGAATTATGAAAGTGTAATAAAAACTATAAAAGAATGTTCTGTCACATGGTATTCAGCATGGAAGTCTTCTTATCTGATTAAGTCGAACATGACTTCAAAACAGATAAATGACCGTATCTCCCAGTATCTTGATGGGAACGATACATTGCTTGTCATAGAAGTCGCCGATAATTACAATGGGCGCCTTATTGAAACGGACTGGGATAATGTCAAGCAAATTTTCACATAGCGTCTGGACGGTCGGTATACTTGCAATCATTTTTCAGATCGTCCGAGACATCGCGCCATGATGCGGTAGGGATTACTGGCTGGTTAGCATGATTTATAGTTTCATACAGAGATTGTGTCGTGCGAACCATTTCCAGCACATCTTCATCTGGAAACACGCAATAGTTCTTTTTTTTCTCTTTGGATTCATTCAAAAATTTAAGTGCTTCCAGCGTCATATCTGCCATAACGTTGTAAATCTCTATCATTTTTTCTTTTCCTTCCACCTTCCTCACCTCCTTTCTACACTGCCACATTTTCTTGATGTCCTTCCAATTCCCCTTTCTGCATGGTATAATCTCTTTACAGGCTCCTGCCAGAGCCGAGTACTAAAGAAAGGAGATATGCTATGTTTACATTTAATTTCACTTGCCAACGTTGCCAAGAACAGTTCAATGTACAATTTAAGTACATGCTTCAAAAAGAAAACATTGTATGTCCAAACTGTTCAAATATACTGCCAGAAACCTCATTCTGCCATATCAAAGCGGTTGCCGCCGCATTGAAAGAATATGGTGAAGCCGAAATGGACAGAAATAAAATGAAGCACTTTACCTTTACTATTCAATAGGTGTTTCTGCCATTTCCTTTTTAGCATCTTTCAAAATTCTTTTGGCTTGGCTGTATGAACACTTCTTTTGCAGAAGTACATTTACTATGTCTTTTGCAATGTTGTGTTCGTCAGCCTTAGTCAGAACTTCATCTGGTTTCACTTTCCCTCACCCCCCCCTCCTACTTCACCGCCTATTTTCAACTCAACTTTCCTCCTTTCTGCCTGCGGCATAAATATCATCTGTTTTAACTCCCAGAACATGAGCGAATTTAGGGATGTCGCAAGCCTTTATCAATCTGCGACCATTAAACATATCGCTTAATTCCTGCGGAGTGAACCCAGCCTTTTTAGCCACATGAAGGTTTTTAAGCCCTGTTTTCGCTATCATAACTTTAATACCAGTTGCAATTGGTTCATTCGCTTCTGCTATAGTCAATATGGTTTCCTCCTTTCGTTTCTCAGTTACTCTGAGATTTGCATTTAATATATCATAGTATTTCTGAGAAGTCAACAACTTTTCTCAGTTTTTTTGTTTTTTTATATTGACGTTCTCAGATTTTTATAGTATTATTCTTATACAGAGGAGGTGTAAAATGAGTTTTGGAACAAGACTAAAAGAAAAAAGGGAAGCTCTTGGAATCACTCAGCCACAACTTGCTGAAATGCTAAATGTAAGCAAAGGAGCAATAGGAAACTGGGAAACAGATGTTAATTCTCCTAGAGCAACTCTTTTATATGATTTATTTGATATTCTTCATTGTGATGCAAATTACTTATTTCAAGACGAAACAAGAGAACTATATGAAAATGAAGCAAGCCCAGAAGAATTTGAAAATATCATAAAAAAATATAGGCTTATTGCAGAATATTCCCCGGACGGGGCAGTCGTGGTTGATACGGTACTGGATAGGGAGTATGCTATTGCGGAGAAGTTGAGGGAGCAAAAAGATCAGTTGGAAAAGATTAAGAAGATGGATATGGAAGTTGCGGAGGAAATTGTTCCATTAAGGCTGTGGGCTTATTACGGGAAAATCGCTTGCGCCGGAACTGGATTTATATTTGATGATATTCCAACAGACACCATTGAAGCCCCGGATGCAGACGCAGACTTCATTATAGGGGTAAACGGTGATTCTATGGAGCCTGACTATTCTGATGGAGAAAAATTATATGTCAAAAAGACAGAGCATATAAATCCAGGAGAAGTCGGCATATTTACTATCAATAATGAATGTTTCTTGAAAGAATATGGAGCGTACGGGCTTGTTTCCAGAAATAAAAAGTATGACGATATTCCGGGAAACGAAGATGTACGTCTAATTGGGAAAGCAGTTGGAAAAGTTGAGGAATGATTAAACCGTTACGGCGATTTAATAAATAAACAAAGAAAAGAGGAAGAAAATTATGGCACTTATTAGTTGTCCTGAATGCGGAAAGGAAATTTCAGACAAAGCGCAAGCTTGCCCAAATTGCGGGACACCAATCAAGAAAGATGGCAAAAAATTTTGTAAACACTGCGGGGAATCAATTGACAAAGATTGTGTTGTATGTCCTAAATGCGGAAAGCAGGTGGCTGATTTAGCAGGAAGCGACAGGAACATTATTATAAACAATTCCTCTAGCGCATCGGCTGCAGCTTCTGCAAATGCAACCGTGTCACCAATCATATATGGAAATCCTAAGAACAAGTGGTTATCATTCTTTTTATGTCTATTTACGGTTTGCGGACATAAGTTCTATGAAGGAAAAGTGGGTATGGGCATTTTATACATATTCACGCTTGGATTATTTGGTATTGGGTGGATTATTGACCTTATAACACTTGCGATGAAACCGAATCCTTATTATGTATAATGAAAAACCGCCCGGTGCTACCAACACCGAACGGCTTTACATAGATATCTGAAGATGATACCTACAACCCAAAAATATTGTATCATCTTCGGAGGCAGCTTGCAAGCAATTTTCGCTAGCTGTTATTTTTATACCAATTTTTAAGGAGGATGATACTATGAAGATTGAAAAGAGAGGGCCTGACAGCTACCGGGTCAGAAAAATGTACAAGGGGCAGATTTATACCGTGACTTTTGATTATAAGCCCACGCAGAAAGAGGCCATAACTGCCATGGCGAAGGAATTAGAACGGATAAGGAATGCAAATACCCAGATGACATTCCAGCGTGCTGCCGAAAGCTATGTGGACATGAAAAGAAATGTCCTGTCCCCCAGGACGATAAAAGAATACTTCGAAAATGTGAACCGCTTCCCTGAATGGTTCCGGAAACTCCCGGTATCTGATATCACACAAATAGAAATCAACAAGCTGGTCAATGAGATATCAAAAGGCAAGTCCCCAAAGACCGTGCGCAACTACCACGGCTTTTTGACGGCTGTTCTGGGGACTTTTTGCCCGAACCTTAAAGTCAGTACCACACTCCCTCAAAAGGTCAAATCTGAGCCTTACACGCCCTCTCAGGAGGATGTAAAGAGGATACTGGCAGAAGTAAAGGACACACCGTTTGAGGTTCCGATTACTCTGGCCTGCTATGGAATGCGCCGATCAGAGATATGCGCGCTGCAACCGGAAGATATTGACGGGGATATCGCACATATCAGCAAGGCCATGGTGCAAAACGCAAAGAAAGAGTGGGTAGTCAAAACTACAAAGACCACTGAAAGTACTCGGAGCATCATCATACCTGAAGCACTGTCCGAACAAATACGTGAGCAGGGGTATGTGTACAAGGGACACCCTGGCAGCATAACAAAGCACCTAGAGAAAGTCGAGGAAAGGCTAGGGATCCCGCGCTTTCCGCTCCACAAGCTCCGGCATTACTTTGCAAGCCAAATGTCAGCCATGGGGATACCGGAGGCGGATATCCTTAAAATGGGCGGTTGGGAGACGGACCATGTGATGAAATCCGTATACCGGCACTCCATGATGGAGAAAGAGGAAAAGGCTAAGAGGGACGCTGCCGACAAGCTGCGGAACGCCCTCTTTAATTAGGGCAAGCTTGGACAAAATCTGGACAAAAAATATTATAAATTGCACTTATCGGGCATAATTTAAGCTTATAAATTCGGACATAGAAAAAGCCGCAAACCCTTGATTTTACTGAACAACTCCCGGATTTGCGGCTATAATACATCAATCGGGGTGACAGGATTCGAACCTGATTGTTTAATGCCAATAAATGCGATAAATGAGCCATTTTGCGATATTATGGACAAAATTCTGGACAAATTTTAAAATCACTGCCGCCTATTGTTGTGGGAGATTTTTTCATCTACGCACATTTCGACAAAAGCAGATAAAGACATTCCAGCTTCTTTAGCCGCCGTCTGATACTCTTTTTTCTTTCCCCTGCTTGCCATAACTGTAATCCTATCATACTTTTCTTTTTGATACTCATTAATATACGCAAAAGCCGCCTTTTTATCTGCAAAAGCCATACTTCCTTACCTCCTGTCAGGATTTATAATATCATTTCAAAGAAAAGATTTCAAGCATATTTAAACTTTTTTAAAAATATTCTTGACAGCATATTTAAACTATGCTAATATGGACTTATCAAAGGAACAAGAGATGCCAACGAGAGAACGGAAGTAACCATCTTTTCCGAAAGCCGCAGGAAAGTAGGGGCGGATGGCGCGGGGTGATGAAAACAAAGGGTATCGTGAATCTACACTGGGATGGTGAGGCGCTTGTTCCTATGATAAAAAATATGGAGGGAACCATTATGACAGTAAGAAGATTTTTTATACCAGATACAGCAAAAGATATTTTTGAAATAGAAAATTCCAGTAGGTTTTACTTAATAGGAGATTTTGACGGTGGAAAGATTTATCATGATACATTAAGCGAAAATCACGATTTGTACTATGTGGAACACAAATTAATGAGCAAGAACGAAATGTCAAAATATCATGAAATTGGAGATTGCGAAAAAGATAATTCTATCAGCATTGATTTTGATATGGAAGTAATGCACCACAGGTTTTGTCATAAGAACATAAAAAGGGGGACAGGTGCTCTTTGCAAAGAGCTTGGAATGACAAAAAGGGAATACGATAATGCATGTCGAAGAGCCATGCAGGCGGAATCTCGTTAACCACACCACCCACCCGGCGGGGTTGCGCCGGGAGAAAGAAGGGAAGATATGAACAACGAATTAAAGGATTTGTTTAAAGTAATACAAAATGAACGAACAATGATATTGCGTTTTTGCAATATGCGAGACCGTGAAACAATGCTAGACCACAGACATGATGCTTTGAGAATGATTCATGAGTTTGAATGGGACAATGAACTTTCCGGAAACATGAAAAGATTTCTAATGCGCAGAATCTGCAAAGCGGCAAGAGAAACAGGATTAATGTAAATCCCATCCCGTCCCTGCCGGGTAATGCAGGGAGAAAGTGAGAAGGATATGACAAAATACCCAATGAAGAACAAAACAGACAGGCCATTGTTTGAGTACCTTGTAAGAGATAATATGAACCTTGACTATTATCTTTTCGATGAATTTGACAAGGCTCTCAAACAAGCCGAAAAGATGTCCATTTCTGACGGTAGGCACATTCTTATCTACGAAAATTATTTTAATACCAAAACAAGGGAATGGCACGGTTGCAATACATTTGACGTAATTGAAGGCGAGGTAAGATATGATAAACACGCACATCCCGACTTACACCTTGAATTTTATGTTAATGCCGGGGAATGGATGAACCCTAATCAAAAATGGATTGATTTACTTAAAGAACAGGCGGCAGGATAAAACCTACCGCCATTTTTGCGACGTCGCAATCTGTCCCGCCTCACAGCTCAGGCCCTCTTCAGCCGTCCTGCCACCAGGAGATTATATATCAGCGTATTTTGGGCCGCTGTGCCCATATATCCCTGGATGCCATTGGCCGACGCGATCTTTTTGCGGTACGCATAGGTACTGTTGAGCCGCAGGCTGGTCATAGCGGCGGATAGCGTAGTTTTTTTGCCTGTGTAGGCAGGATAGTATGCACTGTCCGCTGTGTTTCCCTCAACCGTTGTCCCCGCAGGAGACTGTGATCCGGATACCGTCTGCACCTTTTTGAGCTGCAGAGCATCGACCAAAAATTCCACCACCGCTACCGCGGTTCTGGCCGCGTGCTGGTCACTTAAAATAACAGGCACATCCGTGGGACTGTCCATGAATCCGTTTTCCACCAGGAACGCCGGCATGGTTGTGTGTGCGATCACATAAAATCCCTTTTTGACTACCTTTTCGCTCCGGTTGCCGGAAAGACCTGTCCGGTGGATGATGGCGTTGTACAATTTTTGAGCCTGCACGGCCCGCTCCAGCTTATTAGAGCTGTAATATACCACCGTTCCGCCCCCGGATCTGCCGTTTAAACCGGCATTATGGTGCATGGATATATAAATGTTGGCTTTGGCAGAATTTGCCGCCTTTACCCGTGCAGAAAGGCTGATGTCCTTTGCCCCGGTTGTATCATCAACCCGCAGCACCTGGCAGTCATATGTCGCCAGCAGGCTCTGCACTTGATCCATGATCCTATCATTAAGCCACCATTCTCGTGTTTGATTTGGGTCAAGGCTCTGCAGGCACCTTTTGCCTGCAGTCACCATCCCATGCCCTGCATCCAGGGCGATCAGTTTCTTATTCATTTTTTTTCCTCCTGTACTTGCGATCCGGTATTTGCCGCATCCGTCAGGCCCTCACCGATGATATACGCAATCAGCGTACCTCCTGCCATGATAAGCGCCGTCACCTGCACTGCGGTGCTGTCAGACACCTGCATCATAGTCATAAGCGGCGTCACAAATCCAACAACAGCCGCCCAGAACTTCCTGCTTGTCAACTTTCTTGCCCAGTCAATCTTTTTCATATAATTCTCCTTTCTTATAAAAGCGCAACCACAGCGCCAATCACAATTCCTACAACGGTGCCGATTATTGCCGTGATAATTGCCATTTTTATCTGCTTATAGTCTTTTGCCGGCTCCTTCTCAATTTCATCAATCCGGCTGTTCTGCTTTTCAATCAGGTTTCCCTGCCGTTCAATTGCCACAAGCATGTTCTCCATATTCACAGCCATGCGCTCCACAGACACAGTCAGTCCATGGATTTCCTTGATGTTTTCTTCCAGCGTGTCAATCCGGCTGTTCTGGCGCTTGTTTTCATCATCGCGCCGCTTCCCCTCGGCTTCTATCCGTCGGGCGAACTCATCATGCTCCTGTCGTGTTATGTAATTTCCTTCCATAAGCATTTCTCCTGCAAATCTTCATTTGTTATATTTTACTTCATATTCTCTATTGTGTTGTACCATTTTTTAGTTGTAAAAATATATTTCGGTCAATGCCCCAGAACTCGCATTGTTTTTATCAGGATTCACTATTCTCAAGGTTACAGTTATAGAGTTTCCATTGATATTAGCAGATCCAACAGATGTAAGATTTGCGGGGGATGTTTCGCATATAATGGTATCATTTACCATCCCATATACATAGTAAGTCTGCGCTCCCCCCAGCCCCATTACAGTAAGACGCACTTTAGTGCATCCTCCCGTGGGAATTGTTGCACTTACGTTCGTATACCCATATGTCCCTGTCCAGGCAACTCCTTTAGCACTGGCAATTATTCTATCGTTATCGGTATCAACCTTAAAATGATTGTCAGCTCCAAACTGGTCGGTTATACTCCATTCGGCGTTACTTAATGGTGCGAAATAATGGGGCGTTCCCACCCAAAGTGCGTAAAATACAGTATTTGTTTCAAGAGTAACTTTGGCTCCACTTGGGTATTGCGTTCCTCCAGCCGATCCCATGGCCCACTTTGTCCATATATATCCTGTTCTTGTAAAGCCGTTTGTCCGAAGAGCGAAGGAAGGGTTGGCTAAATTTCCGGTGTTCCAATACCGGGTGCCGGTCTGGGCCGCTGTAGAGCCGCCTGACGCACCGTTGCCATTGTAAGAGAGCGTGATGGTTTGGCTGTATCGTCCGTACAAAGTCGCGTTGGTGGAAAATACCGTGTTTGATATACTGCTGTAAACAATAGCCGCTGTGGCGTTAGACGAAGCCGCCCAGCCGTTAAAGCTCCAGCCGCTCAAGGTAGCCGGTGTTACAGTAAATGCAGGATTTACGGTACTGCCGCTTCCGGGACAATAATATCTTGTCCTGCTCTGGTTTGTAGCACTGCTGGATCCATTGTATAGAGTCAATATAATGGTTTGCTGGTACATGCCAAAAAGGGTCACATTAGAGTCCCGGGTGAAAGCCACGCCATTATTATATGTAATTCCACTGTTAGCCGTGCCGTTAGTGCTCCACCCTCTGACAGTCCATCCAGACAAAGCCACCTGGATTAGGGTAAAGGATGGATTAGATATCGCTCCATTATTATAGTAACGATTCCCTGAAGCGCTTGATGCTGTAGTATTTCCATTATAGTATGTAATGGTTATGATTTGCCGAAACACCGCATATAATGTAACAGGGGTATCCCCCATGACCTTATTTGTAAGTACTGTTCCACTTGCGGCCCCGTCCGATCTCCATCCCACAAACGTCCATCCGCTTTTTGATGGTGTAAATGTCTTGGGGGACAGGCATGATGCGCCTTCATCAACTTCTTCTTGATAAACAGTTCCGGTATCCACCCTGTATGTCACAACACTTCCGGCAGAATACACGAGCTGATTTCCCAGATATGCCTTTTTAACTTTTTGGCCTCCGACAGCTAGCTTTATTTTGTTCTGCCCGCTATATATTGGCATATGCCTCTCCTTTCAATCACTGCATAATAATATAAAGAGTATCTGCATGACTTGCGGCATCTGATGGCAATGTCTGCACTCTTTCTAATTTTTTTATCATCGTTGATGTGGGGCAGTCGGTAAACGCGGCTTCTATCCGGCCCTCCAGGTCATTCATGTTTTTCCCGGAAAAAGAGTCTCCCACCTGAGAAACAAGGCCTTCATCCCGTTCTACATCTACGGTCATTTCCGCGCCGGTGTCGATATTGGTCAGCCTGCGCCTTCCGGCAAACTCCGCCAGCCGATCCTTCCATTCCTTCTTAATAAATGCCATTAGATCGTACCTATTCCTTCCCCGGCGTAAAGCTCGCCGCAATAGCTGATATCCTCAACTGATCGTCCGTATGTAAAAGATATATCATGCATAATCTTTTCTATATCATTCCATTTTTGGTATGTCGTGAGCGGTAGCGTTGGTGTATTGGGGGTACCTGACATCAAAGCCCACGCGTCCCTGATCTTTTGCACATTATCAAGTATTCTGATAAAGTCGCTTACTTTTGGGATATCTCCATACTTCCAACCTTTTGTTTTTACTGTTAGTTTTAGCAATTCAAACTCCCCAATAAGCCGCGTGTTCCATTCGATCCGTTGTAAATCCAGTACATTCAGCGCCCCCTTTATCCCGGCCATCCATTCTTCCTTTTCCTCTGGCGTGATTGCTCGGTTCAGGTACTTCCCGTTCAGTTCCTTTACCCTGAGTACGTCCTTTTCCTCTCGGTCATAGACAAATACAAACCAGTATGTAAGAGACATCTGCTCATGGGTATATCTTTTGAGCCTTACATGTGTATAACGTTTAAAAAATACGTGATTCATGATTTATCCTCATACAAGCTCCAGATATTCTTCAATCCTGGCCACCCGTTCTGACATCCGCAGGTTTTCGTTTTCCAGTGCTTTTATTTTGTCATGCTGTATCTGAATCATTTTGATCAACATTGGAATAAATTCCTCATACCGGAGGGAATAAGTATATTCTCCTTCTACAGGAACTTCTATGATGCTTTTTAGTCCTGTTTCTGGATCTTCGTATTCTTCCGGTTCTGTTATTGGGCTTTTTACAAAACCAGCAAAATCCAAAGATGATATGCCAAGTGTATTCATTAGCTCTTCAACTTCCGGAGCAATTAAGCCGTGATGTCTTCGTCCAGAGGTTCCGTCAATTCTTTTATAAGACTTTGGTTTTAATCCAAGAACAAATTTTTCTGTCAGCTCATCATCTAGAGGTTTTTGATCAGTTTTTTCTCTTGAGTCTGAGGATACATTTGGTGCCGTTGCTAAATAAATATCTCTCCAACGATGATCCGAAGCTCCAAGGTGGACACCTCCATTTGAAGATGGCATAAACATTCCACCGCCACCTTCTGCTTCGGTAAATGACTTAAAATAATACCTTATAGCGCTTGGTCCAGCTGGAAGCACGCTCATTAACCCAAGACTCTCATACCTTAAAGACGCTTGTCCGCCTCCAATGTACATGTTTTGTTCGTGGTGATGGATAGGATAATAGCAAGTAACCATTTTTTCAATCGTTCCTGTTATTTCAGGCACAAATTCTATTCGAAATATTTTTCTAATATTAATATCATTGGTTAATGAATAATATCCTTCTACAAATCCGAAAACACTTACTCCTACGTACTGCCCGATATCAAATATGACGTATACTTCTTCATCCGAATCATAACCGAATTTCACGCCCCTGGATCCGTTTTCAATAAATGGCGTTCCTCCCAGAATAGAGGCACAAGGATTTAACCATGCAGTTGATCCGGCTAAATAGTTGTAGCCGCTTATTAAGTAATCGGTTGCTCTATAATTTTCGTATATTCTGACGGTGAAAGCCCCAAAGAATCCACTACTCTTTATATCCGCTTTTGATCTATCAATTATTATTTTAATATATTTATTATCACCAATATTGGCATTTCTTGCATGAATGGCATTGTCGTAGCTGTTGATAAAATTGGAATAATTAAACTCATCCAGCTGTCTCCGAAACGCCCCCCAGGTGCCATTATTTCTCCCGCGCGTAGCAATCTGTCCGGTTCGGTAATCGCCATAAATTTGGTGAAACCAGTTATCGCTGTATGCCTGTTCATACATGGCTCCATCTGACTGGCCATAAATCTGACCATTTACAATTACATACCCGATAGCAGTCTGCGGGGTTCCAAGTCCCAAATCTCTTTGTGATGTAATAGGACACACTCCTAAATCATAGGGTCGTTTATTTCCGGATAATTCGACTCCATTGATTAACGGTTTATTATCCAGATCATCATAGTCTGTCGTTCCCGCGGGTAGACTCGCACAGGGCTTTGGAATTCCCTTGTCAATGTAAATCGGTGTCGTGTCTGATCCCACAGTCGCCCCATTCATACATTCAATGAGCGGCTTAAGTACATATCCCTCTTCTTCGATGGGATCCGGTGCGATAAAATTATCGTAAAACGTCCATACTTTCTGGTATTTTTCTTCAGATGTTGTGACATTCCGTTCCATCTCACCCATGACATCAATTGTTATTGTTGCAGTATCAATATTTCTGTCAAAATAAATTTCACACTTTCCAACAGCGGCATTGACAGTATGTTTTACAACGATATCCTTAAAAATCCGGGAAGAAGTAGTGGCTAAATCGCAGTATGCAAATACTTTTGTACTGTTAACGATGCGGCTCCCTGTTTGAAAATAAACTGTCACTTCTGCCGGAGCAACCGGAAAGTTCGCGTGGTTCGGGCTCCAGATCAAAAGACGGATCGCATAGGAATGATTGAGCAAATCTGACTCTACGGATGCAATTTTGTAATACCCCTTTTTGTCTTCGCTAGCCGCATCCGATCCATATATATACCGCCTGAATTTTCCGTCCAGCCAGGACTTATCATGAGCACTCATCAGCCCGGCATTATCCTCCGTGGCTTCCGTGGCCGCCAGAATTACATCGTGCAGGGCTTTGGACTGCTGATAGTAAAAGTCTGCGTTGTCCGTATCCTCTCCCTCACGGGTGCCGGTTCCTCCGTGAGCATAGCTTTCTGCATCTACTGCGGCTTTTTGCGCCTTTGTTTTGGCTTCCAAGGCCTCTTCTGCCGCTGTCCGTGCACTGTTTGCATTTTCTGCAGATGCCGCCGCGCTGGCAACGGCATTAGCCTCAGCTTCTTCTGTTTCTCTTTGGCTTTCCTGTGCGTCCTGTCTGGCCGCTTCTGCTTTAGCCGCTTCTGTTTTTATGTCAGCAAGATAATTTGGGCGCAAATGTTTTTCTTCAATACTGCCCTCCTTGATCTTTGCCGATACTTTCCCATTTTCCCCCAGCACAAAAGCAATGGTTTCAGAATCAAGAAATTCATACTGGGTGATAAAAGCAGACAAATCCACATACTTTTCTGTCCCGTCATCCAAGGTTATAATAAGCCTCTGCGTTTCCCGGTCAAAATCAAAATTAACCGCAAGCTTTTCCAGCAATGTATCAATGGTTTTGACGGAGCCATCATAAAGAGTAAAGGTAATGACACCGTTCCCCCTGTTAAAAGCCACATCCTTAAAAAGCCCCTGGGCCTCTGTCTTATCGAATTTTTCCGTATCCAGCGAGATTACACTCCCTGCCAGCTCCCGGAAGTTGGCATTAAATATGTCTACATCATAATTGTCTGTTTGTTTAGGATACTGCATATTTCCTCCCTATATAATTCCAATATCTTCTCCGGTATAAATCTCACCTGTCATATAATAATCTGTTAATGTCTTATAATATCCTCTGCATTTTGCGGTGCTGATGAAGCCTCCAGTCAGATCGGTGGTGACGGATTCTATTGATGCAACAAAATTTCCGTGCTTCCTGGAAGGGTTTTCGATTTCCACCATATCCCCGGCTTTTTCGCTTGATGCAATATATTTTGTTTTTATAATTTGTTGCATCTGATAATAATCAAGAATTTTATCAGCTATGCGTTGCGCCGCTTCCAGATTAAGCAATGTACCGGACAATGTTTTTGAGTTTCGAAGCTCTCCGCTTTTTATACGCTCAATGCTTGATAAGGCCGCCAGCTCTTCTCCGATGTATTTTTGCCCGGAAATAATAACTTCTGACCGTGATTGTGCCGGAACTTCCAAAATCACATAATACGGCATCTGCTTTATAATCCGTCCCACATTGGTGGTCATTCTGGCCGCTGGGCTCGTAAGTTGTATCATATGAGTGCCTGCAGGGTATATCCCCTTAGTTATTTCACTTATTTTATCCTCCAAAGTCCATGTCTGATACTTTACGCTCACGTCAGATACATACCGGTCCGCCTCCAATGTAGTCTCGAATTTCCTTTCCCGCTCAATGCCGGCGCTAACTATCTTTTTACTGCTGTAAATGGATATACCATCCTGTCTGGATGTATTGATCATGCTTCCACATGCAAATAAAACTTCGCGCAATGCTTTCTGACAGGTCTGGATTTTCAATGTACCATACAGCGGCGTGTTCGCCGTCTCCTCGTCAACCGTGTAAGCTTCAATTCCTGCCGCAGCCATAATCTCTGTAATAATTCCGCCGGCTTTTTCCCCGTTATACATCCTCCCGTCTATAAAATCCACGTTGGCCAGCATTCCTTTATAATCGATAGCTGTCATTTTGCAGATATTCTTTGTAATACTGCTGGATTCCAGGAAAAATGTTCCAAGCGGTACGGTTTCCTCCCCCACCCGTTCATAGGCCAGCATATTTTGCCGCCGCTGAAAAGTTTTATGCATTCCCCCTTGATTTCCAAGGTTGAATTCGTCGTGCTCATCAATAAATTCAAATGTGAGGGTATCAGTTGTGAGCCGGTCACTGATCGGGTCGACATCATTAATCAGCTTACCTGTTTTAATTGTATCACTGTTCCAGGTGATGCTTGTACCATATTTAATGTACTGCAGTTTCACATTGTGCCAGGGAAGCGCTTTTCGGAATATGATTTTGATTTGCCCGTACTCTTCCACTTGATGTTCGCAAAAGTACATCAGCGCATCCGGATAAAATTTCCTCCTGCTCTTCAAATTGCCCTCAAGGTCATACCAATATATTTCCAGCTCTATCGGATAAGAGTCCAAAAATACAAGTGTCAAACCTACGCTTGTGTGATTTTCCGTGAAACGGATTGTGATCGACTGCTCTGCCGAAAACGTTCCGTCCGGTCCTGACTGCCCTGCGGAGAAATATACAAGATCCTCTGGACTGTCCGGGAATTCCTCCCGGCTCCCGTCAAGCACAAAGAAATTATGCTCCAGCGTTCCATAGTCCGGCGCCAAAAGGTTTTCTTTTATCCGGTTAATATTTGCAAATGGCGCATTACTGCTGGATGATTCCCGGGCGTCATTTAATGCAGTTATGTCATAAAGATTATAATCAATGTAGAATTCTGTTCTCATGGCGTCCTCGCAGGAGACTGCGCGGTAAACTTACATGTAAATCCTGTAAATTCCGCTTCGTTGTCCAAAATTTTCTTATATTCGTCTGAAACACTCGATATATAACCCATAAAAGTATAATATCCATCTTTTGTAGGTATTGATATTTCGTGAAACTCCACGGGTTCTGTCATTTTGTCCCAAAACGCTTCATAGTCTGTTTCGCCGAAATCGCTACTAGTTCCTACTGTAAGAGTGTAATTGTAATACACCCCGATCAGTTCCGCCATCAAAGTACCCGCTTCGTTTCGTTCCGCATATTTGTGCAGAAAATCTCCAGTACGCTTCAGGGATACCATGGGGATATCAAAAAATATTCCGTCAATCATTATGCCTTTATCAAACTTCATTACCTTACCCCCAGTACGCTCACATCATATCCACGCCGTTGCATTACAGAAAACAAATCATCCAGCATTGCCTCTCCCACATCCACACCATTAATGTTTAATACCACTTTTGCCTGCCCAACGCCGGCATTTCCAAAATTCATTCCAGACAGTTCTTCCCGCACCGCCTGCTTGATAGTGTCCAGCGGTGCTTCAACATTAACCTGTCCGCGCGGCTGATCGCCCAGGATTGCCATAAACGGATTGCCGCCGCGGATTACTGATCCGGTGGCAAGATGAGGAATATCTGCCATAGAATATCCGGAAACAGACCGGGCTGAATTTGTGGAATTTGAACTCATTCCAGAAATCGAACTAAACGCTCCTCCAACCGGCCCCGTCGCACTGGCCTTGGAACTTTCTGAGAAGAATTCCTTGATCTTTTGAATTGCACCTTGTATTGCTTCAATAACAGTTTTTATTACACCTATAATTCCATCCACTATTCCGCCTATTACTCCCGCAATTCCGTCAAAGATTTTGGTCACGCCATCCCAGGCCTTTTCCCAGTCGCCCGTAAAGACGCCCGTTAGAAAGTCTATGATACCGCCAAAAATATCTTTTATTGAATCCCATACTTCGCCTATGGTATCAAAAAATACGTTTAATACTTCGCCAATGGCGCCAAAAGACTCTGTCCAATCCTTTTCAAATATTCCCTTCAGCCATGTGGAAAACTCTTCAAATTTCTTCTTTACAAAATCCCATACTTCTTTTGCTTTTTCCTTAATAGTGTCCCAGTTTTTATAAAGGAGAACTCCGATTGCGATAATCGCTCCTATTGCGACTATTGCAATACCAATAGGAGACGTCAGGAATGCCACAGCTGCACCAAATGCTGTTGTTGCCACAGTCGCTATTCCAGCAACTATATTCCATGCTGTAACCGCCAAAGTAGCAACAGTCCATGCTGTAGCAAAAGAACCAATAATGATGGCGAAAGTCTGAACTGCTTCCTGATGCTCCGCTATCCAATCTCCAAATTTTTTTAGCAAATCTGTGATTGTTTCCATTGCGGATATAATCGCTTCTCCAGCCCATTCTCCAAGCGGCTGTAAGAATTCGTCCCACAGCCATTGACCCAACGGCTTAAGGGCTTCTATCACTTCATTTGCCGTTTCTATTGCCGCGGAAAGCATGTCAAGAAATGCCGGAACAGCATCCTCTATTGTCCATCCAGCTATCGGGAGCAGCACATTGGTATAGAACCATTCCAGCCCAGCCCCGATATTGTCAGCCAGTGGCTGCAATGCTTCCAAAAGCCCATTTATGGATTCTAGCATTGGTGAGAAGTCAAGGTTCTTGCTCCATTCCACTGTAGCATCTGCTGCGTTCCGAACATGCTCGATGATGATTCCAAACAGATTGCGGATGTTCTCCAGTATACTCAGTCCGACATCATTTGCTTCCCATGCTTCCCTAAATCGTGCGGCCAGATTCCCGGCAACAAGGCCTATATCTCCAGCAATGATAAGGATGTTTTCAAGCACAGATATAGTCTCTGGCTGGTTCCATACTTCAAGGAAATCCTTTCCTACAGATTTTGCAAGCAATCCGATTTCTTCAAGGGCATATCTCCAAGACTCCATAACGAATTCACCTTGGCTTTCCCACGCTTCTTTCAAAGGAACAAAGAGTTGAGACAGTACCTCTTTTGCCTTTTCAGCAAGTTCCTCAAACTGGCTTTCTATAGGTGCTTCTTCAAACATATCCTCGCCAGTATTGTCAGAATCCCCTCCCCCTCCAGAAGTATCTTCCTGCTTTTCCAGCACGTCCAGATCATCAAACTTTGCCAGTGCTCCCCGGGCTTTATCCGCCGCCTTTGCGGTACCACCTAAGGATTTGTTATATTCATCCTGCACCTGCTTCGCCTTGGTAAACGTGCTTTTCCCGCCCAGTACAGCAAAAAACTGAGACACATACGTCATTGCCTTGGAGATGGTATTGATCAACTGTGTAAGCCATGGAATCACCATCTGCACAATAGGCGCAAATGCCGCGGCGAATTGATTACCAAACGTGGACATTGCATTCTTCATATTCTGCACGCTTTGAGCGTAAGAGTCGGAATATCCGGCCAGATTTTCAAATCCTTTTTTCATACCGGAAATCATGGCGTTAAATCCTTTTGATATCCAGTTGAATATTAAAAGAGATAGCGCAATTCCTTTTAATCGACTTGCAAATGTGGAAAAAAGACCATTGCTCTTTTTTGTTCCACTCGTGATGGACGAAAACATTTTTTTTGCTATACTAAATATGCCGGAAAATGCTTTTTTTCCTATTTTTCCAATAGTAGAAAGTCCCGTGCTGATAGCGTTGAATGCTTTTTTTGCCGCCTCTCGCATCCGTGAAAATTTCTCCGGAACCTCCGAAAGACTATCTCTGTAATCTCGTATATCCTGTTTAAGCTGATCTGCCTCAATGATTCTATTGTCATAGTCAGCATAACCTTCTGTTGTCCCTGCCGCCTTTAAATCTGCAATTTCTTTTTCAAGCTGTTTTAGACGCTCAACTTTGGCGATAATCTGATCATTTGTGGCTACGGCATTTACCCTTATTTGGTCAAGTCGTTCTTCTTCAGCGGCTTCAGCAGCTATTTTCTCTCTTACCGCTTCTTCTTTTTCAACTCTTTCACTTGTCTTTTGTGAAAGAGAATCAGCCGCAGTTTGCAAAGCAGAATATAACTGCATTTGCTTTTGTTCTGCCGCTGTAAGTTCCTTCTGTACTTTGCTTGTATCTACTGGGACATAGGCTTCACCAGAATTTTCAAGATCTTTCAAATCTCTTTTTAAGTCAGAAATTTTTTCCTTGTATATGTCAATTTGCGTAATGGCATTTTGGTAAGGAGCAGTGTCAATTTTCCCCGCATGTTCAAGTCTGCGTAAAGTTCCATAAAGATTATCCAGTTTCTTTTCTGTTGATTCCAATTCCTTAGATGTCTCTTTAAATATAGGGGTCTCGACTTTTTGCCTTTGCATATCATGCAGTTTAGCCGCAAGATCTTTTACTTTCTGCTCCTGAGCTGCATACTGCTGATTCATCTTTACAAAAGCATCTGTCTGCTTCTGCAAAGCAATCTTGGCTCCTTCTCCCAAGCTGTCAGACACAGATTTAGCCATGCGACGGGCTTCGGTTTCAATTTCCTTGCTCCCCGCTTTAAATTCTTTTGTTTCAATTCCTGTCCCTATCCGTATGGAACCATCATATTCTGCCATTAAAAAAACACCTCCACAAAAGCAGAGATGTTTTCTCTGCCCGTAGCTTTTTCAGGTTAGCGGCTGGAACCTGTTACCAGCCGGTTTGTTGTAATTCTGTTTTGTTTCCCTTATAATCTATGTACAGGTGGTGACGCGCCGAGTACAGAAGAAGGGAGAAACGTTATGACTGAATTAGCGGAAAAAGTTTTGCGTATTATGAAAACCGCCGAGGGCAAAAGCTCTTTTTCAAAAACAGAATTTAAAGAGTATGACATTTCACTGGATGATGCTGAATCTGCTTTAAAAGAGCTTAAGGAAAACGGGCACATCTATATCCACAAGACATACGCAAGCGGCATGCTAGCATACAAGCTAAGGTAATAAGCGGCCCCATTAAGGGGCTGCTTTTCATAAATTCGGGTACAAAACTCGCTTAATTTTCTCATGCATCTCTTCTATAATGTCTGTTCCGGAACTTGCGCAAACTTCCAGGGTATCAACCAAAAAAGTAAATTCCGGATATTCCGCACCCTCATGGTGAAGATCAAATTCAAGTATTCCATCTTCATACACTTTACCATTCGTGATAAGGTGCGTTTCCGTTCCGTCACCAATCAAAACAAATGGCTTGCCCAAACTTTTCCCACGTTGCTCTTTTTTACTCATTGTTCCTCACTCCTTTCTGAAATTATGGTTTTAACTGCATTTTGTATATCCCGCAATGGTTTCTTCCTCTCAAGTAGAATAGCCTCTATACGCTTCAAGGTATTGTCAATGCTTTGGAGCGTATTTTCTTTTTCTGTTATTGTCTGCATCTTCCGTGTCCTCCAATCCTTTTCTCCATTGTACCATTATTGGTGAGGGGAGTTGTACCAAATTAAAATGAAAAAGCCCCCCTGTTTGGAGTGCCATTCCCTCTACATATCCAATGTCTGCTGTGCATTATAGTTCTGAATCCGGATTACTGTATTTGTGCAAGGTTTCCAGTTGTTCGCATATTCTACAGCTTCATCAAACCGCTTTCTCGGGACATTTGCCCTCGCGTTCACGTTGAAGTAATGCTTCAAGTCCCGGTTGCACTCCGCGAACACTTTTCTTCCGATTTCTTCGTAGGCGCATGAGGTCTTCCCTCCAAGTACTTCCGTTACTGTCTTATTGACTGCATCCTCCAGTACCCTCTGCTGTCCATAGTCAAGGGTCATATTGTTTTCCAGGTGCTCAATCCGCTTTCCGTAGTCCCATTTGACTTCATTCAAGTCATCCGCGAGGACTTCCACTTTGCCGTCCACTTCTTTCAATGCCTTATAATGAAGTTCCAACAGCTTTATGGGATTGTCAGCCGCCTGTTTAAGCATAAGAACCATGTCTTTTGCTTTGTCCTCTACCGATACAAAATACTGCCGTGCCTGTTCCCCACGCTCATTTTTCTGTTGCATGGAAAGCTTTTTTGCAAAAGAAGCTGTTATTGCTGCGTCTTGTGATGCATGTCCTTTGTGATCCTCATTAGTGAGGAACAGAAAATAATCCACATTTTCTTCTGCAAAATCGTTGTCTGCAATGTTGCTTTTGAACCATCTCGAATAATTGTTCGAGCTCATTCCAAGAAAATCAAACAACTTTCTTGCGGTTGTCATCCCGTTTTCATCAATACCCAAAGCAATTTCGATGGGAGTTTGCATTGTTACGTTTGCAATCTCAATCATATTTTTACCTGCCTTTCCGTAAAATCGCCTTTTATCAGAATAGCGGAGAAACGGTTAAGGCTTACCGCTTGTCGTGTTGCAATCACTATCCCCGCCGCTTTCTGTGTCAGAGGGTAATGGGAGCACGCCCCATCATGCGTCACCCTCTATGAACTGGCATTTCGCCTTTACAAATATATGGTATCATAATTTCTTCTGTCAGTTGTACCATCTTTACTTCGATATTTACGCATTACTGGATTTCTTCATCTCTGCCAGTGCCGCCCGGTAGCCTTTGGCATAGCCAAAATCGAAAAGCGTTGCGACTACTTTAAACGCTCCGTTAGCGTCATGGGCGGCGAACACTTCTTTCATGCTCTGTTCCATTTCATCAAACGACAAACCATATTCTTTGTTTTTCCTTGTTTTGGCGAAAAATCTTTCCGCATACTTCTTGATTGATTCCATAATAAAAAATCTCCCACGGTAAACGCAAGCTTTTTATTTAAGTAGACATATCACTTACATGATATGTCTACCTAATCATTTTTATAAATGTGGCGCCGCTATGAGCTTTTATTTCATACCCGTGTTCAGCCCGCTTAGAACTTTATATAGATATTTCTGGTCATAGCCGCATTTTTTCCGTTTGCTTGCTATTCCCATTCGACAGCTTTTTTCCTGCTTCAGCAGATTTGTTCCTATGTGCCGCAGCACATTTACATTTTCTGCTGCATTCCCCGCTCGTATCCGGCTCTCGTCTTCTCGGAATCCAATGTCCAGCACCCAGTGCAGGCTGTTCTCGATTCCCCAGTGGGCTCTTTTGCCCTTCCCATATTCTTCCGCTTTCATCTCTTCTTGGCTGTATATCGAATATGATAACGCTGTCGTTGTCTTGCCGTTTTCCGTTACAGTTGCCACACAGGCTCCCATTCCACTCAGACCTTTCCAGCCGGGGTGGTTCTCCCTGAGCCATTCTACTTCATTTTCCACATAATATTCCCGGATTTCTATTCTCCCATGGTCAAAGTCCTTTTCTTTCCAGTACCGGCCTTCTTTTTCCAGTTCCTTCTTGGGACGATTGAAAACCTCATCTTTAAAATACAGGGATATATCTTCCAGTAATGTTTCCTGGTTCCCTTTTACCTGCAGGATATAGTCCGCTTCTTTGTCTATGATTTTTTCGGCAATCTCCTTCTGGGTTCCCATGGCATCGATGGTTACCACACACCCTTTCAGACACAGGATCTCCAACAGCTCCGGAATCGCTTTGATCTCATTTGTCTTTTCGTCCACCCGTAACTGCCCTAAAACAAGGGATGTATCGCAGGCCCATGCGCTCACCACATGGGAGGGACGATTTCCTTTGCTTTCATCCTTACTGCGGCGGATAGTTTTCCCATCAATGGCAATAATTCCTTCGATTTTCCCCGCAACTGCACTGGTCCACCGAAAAAAGGCATCATGAAACTGATCCGGATCGATCATCTGGAATACCCGGTTGATCGTATCATGGGAGGGAATCCCGCCGGGAAGTTCCAGAAATGTTTCCAGCCATTCTTTTTTTGAGTATGCCCAGTCCTCAATCTCATTCCAGGTATCCATTCCGCAGAGGATTGCGGTGACGGCAATGATGATAATATCAAGAAATTTGTGTCTCTGGTTGTACGGGGCTCTTGGATCCGGAACCTCCTTCATACATCCGACCAGTGAAAGTTCATTTCCCATTTCTGTCATAATCATGATTTCCTTTCAAGAAGTTATGGAAATCATTGTACACGATTGTGTGGAGATTGTCAGTCATTAAATACAATATAGCAGATTTTCTCCCTGATGCAAAGATATCAAATCATGCGTTTACCGTGAAAAATCTCCTTTCAGTGTTTGACAACCACACCAAAAAGAGATACAATAATAAAGCATACTCCTTTTGGTGTGTGTGAAGTGTAAGACAGTCAGTGCTTTGGTCGGTGCGGACTGTCTTATTTTTTGTCCAGTTTCGATTTTACCATTTTGATTCCTTTGTTGATTACTTCTGTTTTGCTTGTTTCGAGTTTTTTTGAACACTCATCCAGCATATTGTTCATTTCATCATCAAGTCGCAATTCAAAACGGTGGTGTTTGGACTTATCCGATTTTGGCCTTGGTGACACTCTTCGAATCCTCCTTCCTTGTCCGTACAAGTATATTATAACAGTACGTACAAGAATGTCAATACCTAAAATAAAAAAAGCGGTGAATCTCTCCACCGCTCAACTTCTACTGTAAACCCAAAAGCTGCCGCTTCTTTTGTTCAAATTCATCTTGCCCTATGATTCCATCATCTAAAAGGCTTTTCAACTTTCTTATTTCATCATACACATCAGAACTAGGAGCGAGTTTTTGCTCCGTGGAAGATAGCATATTACGCGCATCTCCTATTTTCTTAGCAATAACGCTCTGCATTCCTTGCGGAACACTAAATATCCATGTCTCTGAATAGCTTGTAATCCTGACAGAGGCAATCATCAATTTAGATGTGACATCAATATCTTTTATACTATCCAATGACATTTCCTTGTGATTCGGAATAAGATTATTTAACCAATAAAACAATATACGCATTTTTGTTATAACAAAAACTCCTCGTATGTTTCCTTTGACTATCTTAGGATTATTCATGCTATTACCGTCAGGATTTTTAACCATGCTCAATTCAGAAGCAAAAATAACATCTTCCCCATCTGATAATATAAGTTCTATTTGCTTAACATATGTTTTTGTCACAAAATTAAGCGATTTTGTTTCTTTCAACGCCTCTGTTATATTCATATTCCCATCCCCTTTCCCAATTTCTTCTAGCATAACATAATCTAACGGAAAAATCTACAGCAATAGTCAATACCCAAAATAGAAAAAGGCAAAGAATTTTTTTCTCTGCCCTTTTCTCTCAATATTCAGTTGTAATTATTTCTCAATCACAAAAACAAACTTGTCGCTACTCCAAACATTATCAGTAAAGTGAATCTCCACATTCTGATAGTCCGCCGGAACTTCCCAACCAATCCATCCTTTCAGCTTTTTCCCGGCGGCAATAGTTCCGTCAAGCTGATTACCCTCTTTTTCCATCAATGCAGAAAATGAGAAGTTCAGTGCGTAATCATCTGCATATGCATCAAAACTCATTACACTGCTGACAGCCAATTCCTTTTCTGTATTATTTGCAATTTCAAATTCTGCCATCAAGAACACATTTCCATCAGTCGGCTTATTGTACTCACTTCCGGTACTTTCCTTGTAATCGGTCAACGTAACCTGCACACCATTCAATTCTGCAATTTCACCTTTTCGGAAAACAGTTTCCTTTTCCTCTTCGCTTGAAGATTCCACGCTATTTTGTTGTGATTCATTGGAATTACCGCCTGCGCTACTGGAGGTGTTGTCTCCTACCTTTGTAGGCTTATCATCACCGCCGCCTGCCGCCGCTCCGATAATGCCAATTACCACAATAGCGATAATCACCCATTTCAGTACGCCGCCCTGTTTCTTCCGGCACTGCGGGCACACCTTTGCCCCTGCTGGAATCTCCGTCTTGCAGTGTTTACAAATTTTTGTTGCCGGTTTTTCCTTTCCCATATTCCCCAAATCCTCCTAAAATTTTATAATATTCCATATTCTACCATAAAACTACATAATTGAGAAGATGCATTTACCATCTTTCCTAATACCTTCACCATATTATATTCTGATAGGAAAAGCTATACATTGTACAAAGTCAAAAGGGAAAATGTAGAATTATGCTGAAATGCGTGATATAATGATTCCGTTGTCCAACCGATACCCGGCAACGGGAGGAGGTGTTTATATGGAGCTTTTCTTCACGTTTCCTGTGACTGTTGCGGCAGGTGTGGTTTGCCACCTCATCGGCAAATGGCTAGACAGGCACGACAAGGACAGCAAATAGCCTAGTGGGTGCTTTGCCACTATAAAAGAAAAGAAGAATCCCCGGACTGTACGCTACTACGGTTCGGGGATTTCATTCTTTGCCTATATGGATTTCTCCACGTTTCTTTGCCTATTGGCATTATAGCATATGCAGATTTTGATTGCAAGATACATTTTTCTGCCTTTCCCAATACTTACACCAAGCCATATTTTGACAAAAGATGCTATGGGAATGTCAATACACAAAATAAAAAAGACAGTAGAATTTACCTACTGTCCATAACTCTCTTTCCTATCAAAAACACTTTTCAGTATGTCCACATGATATGTATTCACAGTTCCAAACCGTGGATCCTGTACTTTTCCGATTTCATACCCATACTTCCTGGATACATTACTTGCTTTCCTGCCAAGCATATTTGCCCTGTTAATATCCACATTCAGACCCCTGAGGCTTGCGTACCCGGCAATGGTGTAATAATCCTCGTTGTGCGTGGCCATCCTGGATTCAAGCTGTTTCATTCCGTCTGCCAGCTGATTTATCTGTTCTGCCTGCCGTTTCTGCTCCAGCTCCTGCCTTGCCTGTGACTCCACCATTGCCATAAGCATCTGCATTTGAGGGGATAACTGCTGGCGGTTTATAGCAACTTCTTTTGCTTTATCCTCTACCAAAATAAAATATTGCCTTGCTTCTTTTCCTCTGACAGAATGACTTTCCATAGATAAATGCTTGGCAAAATCGGTTGTAAGCCTATAATCCTTGCATTTATTGCCGCTCGACACAATGTCGAACCCCTCCCAGTCCTTATTTTCTTCATAAAATTCATTGTTTTCGATATTCTGTTTTGCCCATCTGGAAAACTGGCTTGGCGCAAGTCCTAAAAATTCATACAAAGCCCTGGCCGTGGTCATTCCGTTCTCATCAATTCCCAATGCGATCTCAATAGGTGTCTGCAATTTGCTGTTTTCGATGTTATCCATATATTTTTTACCATCCTTTCTCTAATGCCCGTCCTCATATCGAATAGGCAAGGAAACAGTAGGACGGTAACAAAACTGCTTTTCAGGTGCGCTCCCTATCCTTGCCATGTAAATATGGTAGCACAGATTCAAACAGCAGTTGTACCAAATTAAAAGAGCAGTATTTCTACTGCCCTTTCATCTGCTCAAAATAAAAAGGCACAGCCATAAGCCATGCCTTGTAATAAGCGCCCAGAGTTGCACCGGGTTCCGTATGCTTTCGCATTGCTCTCCTTCATGAGCTACTACTTATTGTATTTATTATACCACACCTTCCTTATACGAGCAACAATCTTCTTTTCTTCCTCACTCAAAACCCTATCACCATTTTCATTGTGATTATACCCCATATGAGTATGCGGCAATGTCGGAACGCCATCAATTTTATGTGCCTGCCCTGCCAAATCAATCTGCTTATAGCGCTTACCTTCATTGTCATAATATGATACAAATTTTGGCTCATCTTTATAATCCAAAGTAACATAAATTCTATCCTTTGATTGCGTTTCCATTGGAGCGGTTGTGTTTCCTTCGTTCGGCTTTACAAATTTGATATTTTCACATTGATATACTGTTGCGTATTCGCTCCCATATTTCTTACCACTTTTGGATATTCCAGAACTTGCTCCTCTGCCACCCATATCTTACACTTCTTTCTCAAACCGCTTATGAAACGGTTGTATCTGCACAATATTCCCCTGGCATTCCTCTGGCACTTTCCCATAAAAGAGAATAGTTTCTGGATGCAGTCGCTCTATCATAGCATTATATCCGGCAAGGAACAGCACTTTCTTTTCCCGGCTGTTCGTCGCTCCAACGGAAGATACCGCAACCGCGCCGCCTGCAGGCTCCCCGTCAAAGCACCATTCAAATGAATCCGGCGTACTCCAAGATATAGTTGGGATCACATCTACACCATTCTCTTGCAGGTATGCGCCTACCCAGTGCTTGCGATAGTGGTTATAAATCTGTATGGCTTTCGGAAAGTCAGTGTATGTAGAGAAGTCCGGGGACATGACATGAGTGAATTGCCGGAACATATCAAGGTACTTGTCTGGAGACTGCCAAACTACTCCAAATTGGTAATCGTCAAGGAAGAAATGTACTCCCTTATCCGTCCTATTCTTTTCACTTCTGGCATAATTGAACCCGATCCAGTCACAACTTTTATATGTTGCAGGCTGTATCTGCGGTATGCCATATTCCCCTGCACCGTCAAATACACGCTTCTGAAGGTTTTCATAGTTTTTGGTTTGCCTGTACATCATCTCACCATATCCTTAAAAGCTTTTGCCGCCAGTTTCTTACTTTCCCTGATTTTCTTTTGTTCTTCCATCATCCGGTCAAACTCATCGATGGCCGCCTTCTGATTGTCGGTATACTCTACTTCATTCGGCTGGTCCAGCGCATATACCTTTTTAAGCTCCGTATATGCCTTTTTCTCGTCCGTTCCCATTTTAGACGTGATTTTCTTCGCCCGGATATCAATAACGCGTGTATAGGCGCATTCTGGCAGTGTGGTGAGCAGTCCCATAAATTCCCAAAAGTGCAGCTTATCTATATTCAGGTTGATTCCATAATGCTGTTTAAAGGCAGAATATATACGCCATTGATCAATGTCGAAGTCAGTTATCCTCGTCTTATCTACCTTGCTATTATGATCATGGTTCCAGTCCGTCAAAAACCACACAAGTCCTTCCAGGGCAGTTTCGGCATCCGGCAGGGGAAGCTGATTGCCTTGAGCATCTTCTTGAAGAAACAGGAGGGATAAAGCTACCGCCTGTCCCTCCTGCCGCGAAAGTTCACCATCCTCCAGGGCCTGCATAATCTGGATGCCAATCTGAAAATCTGAATCAATGGGAAAACCTCTGTATTCTGTTGGAAGAGGATCCAGCAAAACATTAAACATTACTTGCTCCTTGCCCCTTTACGATTGCGGCTGTATATGAGATCTATCTTCTGATTTCTCTCCTGCGCATACTGATTGAGAAGCGGTGTAATCTGCTCAAAGAAATCTGCAATCAGTTCCACTCCCGGATTCTGGATACCTACAAACACTTTGCGGCAGCATCCCTCTCCAAAAAGGCTGTCCAGTTCAGTGCAGGTGTATCTGCATAAATCAGCGTAAAGCTGAATGCTGTCAACGATCATATCCACATCATCATTTTGTTTGTCTTTGTGTTTTTCTGACAGCTCCTTTGCCCGCTGTTCGATTTCTGCCTGCTTGCTTTCAAAATTCTTCATCAGAGCGCCGAAACGTTCATAAAAACCAGCGTCACTGATCGGGATGCTGATATAATCCCCATTGTCATTTACCTCGATATTTTTTATGCCGCTATTTACTCTTAAACTATCCATTCCTAATATCCTTTCCAAAACAGGGGAACAATGGAAAGGTATGCTCCCCTGCATATTAAGTGCTTGCTTAATACCTAGTCGCTAAGGCTTGCGCTGCCATTTTTGCGTATTTTATACGCTGCTGCTTCTGCGTCCGGTGTCTCGGTAAATGTCCATTTCCCTTCTTCAATCTTCATGATGCCGTCAACGGCATCGCCGTTTCCGCTAATCTGGATCGAGGACGTGAGCGTTTCGCCACCTGTTCCGCCCGTAGAGGTCGGCATCGCAACCACAGGCACTTTGATTGCCAGGAACCCGTCTCCAGACTTTCCGGTCTTGTAAAACCGGTAATAGTCTGTTTCTGCACTTTTCCCAGTTGGAAATTTTCGAAATGCCCTGTCTATGTACTCTTGCGCTTCATCGGATAGATGCTCGCGTTCCGGCGTCATAGAAAGCGCATATCCATTAACTGTAGTTGCTGCTGTTTTCATGTTTACATAGGTTGTTTCGTTCGTATTCGGGGACCAGTCCTCGGTCAATTCCGTATATCCGTCCCCAAGCTCGAGTATGTTCGATGCATCACCATCCATCCACTTCCCAAAGTCCAACAAGGACACCATGTTTGTTCTGTCGTTTGCCACTTTTTATGCTCCTTTCTTTTCATACCGCATTTCTGCATTTGCCACAAAAACAGTCTGCTTGTCTCCGCTTACCTCGTCCACGGTTGCAAAGCTACTTGAGGCGGTGATTTTGGTTATTTTTCTTCCGCCAGATAGTGACGGTAATTTCTCAATATCTTCCAGCCAGTCCATGATGTTATCCACAACTGCCTGTGCATCTATGCGCCCTTTATTGTTTGTAGGACTACTCTTATACGCAATCTGAAAGCTAACCTGCGCCACAAAGCTGCCAGACACATACTTTTTAACGTATTTTGCGCCGGGAAGCGTCAGGATTCCGATGCACTTATCCGTCCCCATTGACTGATACTGAATTCCTCCGGTTTTTCCTTTCAGATCAGCCGGGATATACGGACACTCCGCAATCAGCTCAAGCAGCATTTCCCCGACCTTGTCATATTCCGTTTTTGAAAGGCGTTCTTTGATTTCTTCGGGCATAGGCTACTCCCTTACCTTTCTAAATCCTTGGAAGTCGGCAACGCCTAAAGAGCCATCATTGCAGAAATAATGCCCTTTATATTTATAAACATCATTTCTCCCAGAACGTGATTGGTATCGCATTTTTCCTCTCTCAAACATTCGCAAGCATTTCTTTGCTTCTTCCTCCGAAATAAGAGAATCGGTCTGTACCTCTCCACACAACCGGCATTTATAAACCGCTACATATTCAGCCATTATCTTCCTCCAATCTCAAACCTCGGTATCAGCGTATAAACGTACTACTCATTTATCACTTCTCCGCCATATGTACCAAGCAAATCAGAAAGACCATTACGACCGTCTTCGCACTTATGCCAATTATATGGGGAGAACAAATTGGTGTTTATGTTTTCACTTCGTATATCATCACATTTTTCTTCTTCAAATTGCATTCCACACAATCGGCATTTGTAAATATTCTTAGCCCTGATAAACACTATCTTCCTCCTATTTCAAATCTTGGTATTAAGGTATAAACGTCCACCGTATCAACGCTGAACGCATAGCCATACTTGGTCTTGATATACTCAAAAAATCCGCCGGGGTACTTGGTTTCGTCTTGGTCTATCAGTCCAACAGGTACATCAATGTCAATGCCCAGTTCCGATTTCTTCACAATTACGAAGAAATTCTTTCCCTCGGTATCTAGCGTGAAACTTTCAAGCATATCCTCTGTTGTTAGGTCGTTCCACACTTCCGGCGCTTTATACGGTTTTGGCAGATTGACATTCGGAATTTTCACCACGCATACGCTGGCGTTTTCCATGCCGCTTGCCTTTTGGTTAGCCCCCTGTGTCAGCTCCACTCGCACATTGTCAAACCGTGTGCCGAAATATGTTTCTGTTTCCATCAGTCCGTTTACATAGCGGTTGTAAATAACCACGCTGTCAACATAGCCTATTCCCATAGCGTCACCTATCCCACTTTACAAGGAATGATTTCCCAGTCTTTATTTCATTAAGTGCGCTTTCATTGGTATCAAGCCACTTCTGCTCCGATTTTCCACATTTGGAACACTGACAGATACACAGGCGCAACGGATAGCCCATTTCGTCCTGTTGGAGAGCGTTTGACCGTTCTTTCACTACATAATTATGCGAACACATTTTCTTAAACAGTCCCATCTTCTTTATCCTCGCTTTCCTCCGGCGGTCTGCTTATCGGGGCATTGCGGCGTGGGTAGGGGATTCCGGCATACAAAAGGTTTACACCGTTGGAATCTGGTACAAGTGAAAGATATTCCCTCACGGTATCACGGTAAAGCCGCTCCTGCGCCGCCTTGTCCGACAAAACAGCGTCTATCAGCGTACTGCCGCCCTCTGCCTTTGCCGTGTACGATATGGATTCACTGCCGGAGGAAACGGAAGACACCACTTTCCCCCGGAGTGCGCCGGATTCGTCCGTTATGTACCCCTGTCCCTCTGATACCCGTTTGTTTGCCGCTTCAATCTGCCCGGCAATCTCAATCAGCTTGCAGACACACCGCCGGACAGCTTCAACATCATCCTCATTGGTGGGAAATGCAAATTTCAGCTTATTCAGCGTGAGAGTGTCTACTTTCCGGCAAGCCTCCCATGACAGCCGGTTAAAGTCGGTTTCCGGCATGGAATCCTCGCCGTATATGCTTTTGTAGTAATCGTAGGTTACATATCCCATAGGCTACCCCTTGCATACTTCCGCATAGATAGCCTTGATAACTTCTGCGTCATAAAGGGCGTTGTGTTTCTCTCCCTCAATCTGCTGTCCGCAAAGTTCGGAAACAATGTCCTCCCTGCTCTTATCAAAGGCTTCTCTTTCGGAAATTCCATAATGTCTTGAAATGTCCTGATTGATGTCGTGGCAAGCCGCCGACACATTCCCCGGCAAGTCAAACGCTGTGCCGAAAATATCAATCAGCAGAATAAAGTCATAATGGCTTACATCGGACACGAACTGAACGCTGTCGAACTGTTTCAGCCACTCGCCCAACTCATACCGAATATCCGCTTTACTGCCAAGAACAACCGTTGTGTTGCTGTCCTCTCCAAGCCTTGCGGCAAGGGTATCATTTCCGGAAATAATGGTGTGCTTCAAAACATTTTCCCTTATCCAATCGTCACACTGGTTTTCTTTGTATGTGGAAAACTCCGCATAGAACCGCTTACCATTCTCCGTAACAATCCCGATACTGATAAGAGAAGTTCTCTTGTGCAGTCCGGTAAATTCTGTATCAAAAAATAATTTCATTATGTTTCTCCAATCTGTTTTCCGGCATGAAATACTTTACATATCCCATGCCGGCTTGCTCATTATGACAGCTTCGTACTCTTTGCCCTTGTCGTGCCGCCAGATTCCTCTCCGGTTTCGCTTGCACTTGCCGCGCCCGGTTTCTTGCTGTAGAAAATCAGGTCAGGCATAACGACCTTGCAACCGTAATGGAAGAACATACCGATTGCATACGCATTGGAAAGTTCAATCTGCTTTGCCTGGTATTCGTCTGCCATAACCGGCTCCGCAATCGCTCCTGTACACATAGCAATAATCTCAACGCCCTCCGGCTGGTGAACATTGGAGTAAATCCATGCGCCGTGATACCGTCCGAACTCCGCAACGTCCGTCTTGACATTAGCGTTTCCCTTTGTGTCGATGTAGTCCCGCATTTCCTCGTAGGCTTCCGGGGACAGGACAACATGAATGTCCTCTTTCTCGATGCCGTCCACGAACTCATTCTTTGTGGTATGCAGCTTCATCACTACCGCCGTTACACGGTCTTTGATGGTATCGCCGGACACCGTGACCTCTGTACCGCCGGCAACCGTTCCAACAGTGCCGTCACTCTCTTTGCGCTTTCCGACAGCCACAAGAAAGAAATTCTCGTCCAGTTCCCGAACCATGGCACGAGTGATAGCTGTTCTCCTATCAGACAACAGGCCCGGAATTCCTCCAAGGCGGATGTCCTTTTCCTCTGCTTCTTCCATGATTTCCTTGTCGATGTCAATGTCGATAGGGACCTGCATACCCTTGATGGACTTTCCTTTTCCTGCCGCTCTCGCCGTGCCATATTCTTCTGTTTTAGCGGACGCAAATCTCTTCGCCACAAGCGTTCCTGCCTGTGGATCGCCAGAGAGTCTCTGGTTCTTAAAAAGGCTTGAAATCGTCCGTCTTCCGACATTTTCGATGATGCCTTTCTGTTCTTCCGCCAGAAGCATTTTACCCTCTTCTGTACCGGATAAATCTTTAAGGTTTGTAATGTTTAATGAATCAATAGCCATAAAATAATCCTTTCTACCCATAATTTTTAAAAGGTGTGTGGGTCAGCAAATTACTCAAACGTAAGCCGGTACTCGATTTAGAAAATCACAGGAGCCGGACTGGTATCTTTCGCCGGGGCCTGCTTCGGCTCGGACTTGTCCGTAAACTTCGGCGCACTGCCGGCGGCTTTCTCTTTGGCTTCGGCTTCTGCTTTTTCAGCTTCGGTCTGATAGAAGTGGTCTTTTTCATTCTCCTTCGCCAGATAGTCCGACAGCCCCATAAATGCGCCGTCCTTCCATTTCAAGCCGTCCTCGCCCATGATTTCACGCATGAGCGAATCCCTGACACGTCCCGATTCGATTTTCAGCTTGTCAAACTCGCCTTTGAGGTAATCCCGCTGGTCACGTTCCAGAATCTGCTTCGTAGCCATGTCCTGCGCTTCTTTCGCCGCCTGCTTATACTTCTGGATTTCCTCTGCTTGTTTCTCCGGGTCAATGTCCTTGAATTTCTCCAAGGTTTCGTTTGCTGTGTCAAGCTGCCCTTTGTAATTGTCCCGGTCTGCTTCTGCTGCTGTCAGCTTTTTAGCCTGCTTGTCAAACTCTGCAATGGTCTTGTAGTTCTCCGTCACCGCAGCATTGACCGCCGCTTTCTGCTCGTCCGTAACCTCAATTCCTGCTTCTTTCAAAATCTGTTCAATGTTTTTCATGTTTCGTTATCCTCCTAACATGGTTTTTAACAGCGTGTCCGCTGTATGGATTTAGGCAGATGAACCTCTGCCGGGGTAATTCTTCACAGCGGAATCGAACCGCGCTTACTGCCAACGCCCCTACCTTTTCAAGATACTTTCGCTGCGCATCACGATTTTTCTATCAAGGCGACTGGATTTGAACCAGATATGAAGAACTTGGCACGTCTGCCAAACAGGAGATGAAGGAATCGAACCCTCGTACCGTAGATTTGGAGTCTAGGCGATTTCCAGTTATCTTTAATCTCCCAGGAGTGCGCCCACCCACAAGGGGCAGACGCTTGATAGGGAAATGTGGGGATTTCTCCCCAAATGCACCAGTGCGGAATCGAACCGCCTTTACAGCACCATTACTGACGGATGCACCCTCTTGAAAGGAGGGTTAGGAAATTTATCAAAAATTAGATAATGTCAAAATAAAAATGCCAGCAAACACGATTTCTCGTATCTACTGGCTCTTGCGTCAATGCGTCTTGGCTCTATCTTTTTTCAAATATCTTTGCCCTCTCACAAGTTTCTTTTGCTTCATAAGGCAAGTTGTTTTCTCTAAAATATTCATTGGCAAGCTGTATAAACTTGCTTCTGTTTTCCTCAATGTGATTATGAGAATATTCATCTTCAAAATCCCATGTATCAAGAAAGTCATATCCGAGTATCTCTTTTTCCTCGTCTATATGTTCTTTCAAATAGTCCAATTCCTCATAACATATATCAAGCATTTTCAGACTTTACCGCCTTTCCCTTTTCAATATCCACTACAACCTCATTCTTGCACAACCGGCACAAAATCGGTAGGTTTTTCGCCTCGGTGTCCGGTCTGATTTTCGTTCGGGTTTTTCCTCCGCAGATGGGGCAGAGTACCCATTGGTATTGTGTCATGGTTGTTCTCCTATATTAAATTAGTGAATCTCTTTTTTAATTACGGAAACCTTGAAATTTCCAAATGTTCCTTTAAAAACAAGACTTCCCATTCTGAATTCATCAGCAATATTTTGTCCGACTTCCACAGAATCATAATATTCTTTATCTACTGGAATCTGAATCTCTATTGCATTCATAGCATCTTTCAAATGCTCAGATATTTTCAGAGTAAAATGAGTCTGTTTTATTTCTAAAGTCAATATATATTTTGCTGTTCCGTTTTCCTCTTTCTTTTGCGCAACCATATTTTCAAGGTCTGTAATTTCGACCTCTAAAGATGATTTTTGAGTTTGCAACTCTGCAATCTGCTGATTCAGAAAATCAACTTGCTCTTGTTCTCCGCAACTCGTCAAAGAAAACAATAAAACCACTACCAAAATTGCACCTGAAATTTTCTTCTTCATTTCCATATCCCTCCCGATTTACATTTATAAAAAGCATTAGTACCGCAGAAAACGCTTCACATTTGTTCCTGTCTTTGATTATATTCAGTGCCTACTTTCTTTTTCGGTCTTACCTTATGTCGCGCCCATTTCCTAATGCCTTTTATGCTTATATTGTACCGCAGTTTGGTGAGATTGTTGTACCAAGTTAAAGGCTAAAATCACTCAATAGGAATCCAGTTTCCCGATTCTAAATCATATTTGCATAAATCACCGTCAAAATTGTAATATGGTGTGTATGTTGTTTCCAGTCCATATCTTCCAGTATAAGATTCGATATAAATTATTTGCGTATCATAGTCATAACAATATCCCTCTTTGATAGAAACCATACTCCTATCACTTCTACTGCAAGAACGACTGAATGATGCAATCAAGCATATTAAAATCACACAGCCAATTATTTTTGCTATGCACATCCCAAGTGAATCATTTTTATCCATTCTCATATCCTCCCTTTTGCGGTTTCCGACAAGAGAAAACTCCCCTATCAGAGTTAAATGGATAGGCAGGAATCGAACCTGCATATTAGGCACACTATAGCCACGGATATTTGCACTCCTTTTCGTTTCGGATTGCCCCCTACTCCGGCTCTACCATTAAGCTACTATCCGCTTTTGAAGCGATAACCACTCGCCCCAATGATACCTCCCCTGCGTTTACCGTTCTTGACGGATTGCAACACCCAGTTCTCTTGTGGTATCTTCCCAGGCATGGAAAGTATAGGAATCGAACCTATCTCGCCGGTGCTAGCCTCCCGGCAGTTTCACGCCAGATAACACAACTTTCCACCATATGCGCCTTATAAACTACCTCGATTGATTATTGCTTCGCTACGCTCACAATCTGATCATCACTTCCAGCGCACTATCTGTAACTGCCAGACTACTGCAATCACTGGCTAGTCTCATCTATTACAGATAAAGTTTTTTGGAAACTATATAGCATTGCAGGACTTCAAGTCTCCTTCAGGTAGATTGTCCATTTTATGTCTGCAAGGGCTGTGCAGTGCGGTCTTACATAGTTTAACGTGTTCTTAAAGCCGCGATTCATCTCACATGATGCCACGTTTGGCGATTCATTCGCCACGGGCCGCAGCCGGATCAGATTTCAAAATTTTCCATCACGTTAGCATGGTTGTAACATCGCTTCTTCATGGCCGTATCCTCCTTCTAATTTTTGATTGTTAAAACCCACGAAGCTATTTTGGCTCCCAAACTCACAATCATACACCCGCCCATCACGCGGCGTGCGTTCCCTCCACTTCAAACGGCATTCTGATCAATGTCCATTTTCTGTCTGCAAGGACTGTGCAGGTTCCGAAGACGCGTTCCCTAATTTCATATCCTGTAAAACAGAACAATCCAGAAAGTTCATTCATCTTGTACGGAGTGATTACATCATACCACAGCTTCAAAAATTATTTGTACCAAAGTTAAGCGCAAAAAGAGCGGCATCACTGCCGCCCCTTTGTCTCATGAAATCTGCTCCATGCTCTTTTTGTATTTCACAACAACATCACGCTTTGCCTTAAAATCCGCATCCTCTGATAAGACGCCTGCTTGTCGTTCGCCGCTCCTATGTCAATCTGTGCGCTCTGACTATGATACTTAGGCAGAATAAAAGAGCAATAGATTTTCTCTACTGCCCTTTCCTTTTTCTTCACATTTATCTGCTTTGAATTTTCAACTCGCTTTTGAGTGCCGCCGTCAATATTGCAGAAAAATTCACCCCCGCCTTTTCAGCTTCAAAATTCAACCATGACGGTATTGTGCAGTTTTTCTTGACCGCCCTCATATCGTTCTTTCTGCGATACTCTCCGAAGTCCACATCAACAAGTGTTACAATATCCGCCGTCGAATCAGCCTTTACATCTGAAATTGCTGTTGGTTCTGGTAAGGATTCTCCATCATCTTCCATATCAATGCCGACAACCCCTATTGCGTCCCTTGCCATTTCGATTGCATCTGCAACATCTGTACCTTGTGTATTGATTTCAAAATCCGGCACATATGCCACGATAAATTTTTCTCCTTGTGACAGAATAACTGGATATGCTTTTTTCATTCCGTTAACCTCCTTAACACGACTTTATTTATTATATCCCGCGGATTCCAGGCTTATTTCAGCCCGTTCCGCTTGATGATTGCTTTTGCTAAATCTTCATCTGTTTCTCTGTGTCTTACGATGCTTTCCCTCTTTCCGCCTTTTTCATAGACATCATGGTTTCCACCGTGCCGCTTGAACTTCCAACCATTGCTTTCTAATAGTTTGATAAGGTCTTTTGTTTTCATCCTGTGCCCTCCTTGCAAATACAATTATGCGCCTATTATGCGTATAAGTCAATACATTTTTGCAGAAAAAAAGAGCATTTCTGCCCTTTTATTTCCCATATCCATCGCCCTCTGATATGTATTTTTTCACATTATAGCAATTCTAGGTTGATAATTCAATCCCACACAAGGCAATCCCCAGATTGATAATTCTTTGCAAACTCGTTTCTGCGGCTTATCTTTTCTCTCCACTTATTCATAAGCGATTCGTTGTGGAGTATCTGAAAATCCAGTTCCGGGAGATTGATTGTCAAATCCTCTTTGGATTTATCATCCCTATTGAGCATCGGCTTGTATCTATTTATGTAATAGATTTCATACAAGAACATATCTGCCTCGGTTTTGCACTCCGCAACCTCAATATGACTCACCTGCAGCACGTCTATCAGTTTGTGCATGGGCTTCTGGAAGAAATGGCCATTGAGTCTTGCATTTATCGGCTGCTTTGTTCTTCCAAGATATGCTATACATTCTCCGTCTGGGCTATCATAAAATATTTTGTATATCACATATTTATGTTTTGCCATACCCTCCCTACCTCCATGCCCCAATTATACAGCTTCAGCGTGAGGGAGATGTACCATTTTAATTCAAGAAAAACCGCCGGAATTTAACCGGCGGCATATTACATCAACACTAAACAAATTCTACTTCATCAGATTGTATATCTTCTACTTCTACTCCTATCGTTGACGGCATAACATAGGCAACATCATACTTATACTTTTTCCCGTCAATCAGAACAAAATCTGCATTCTTTTCAAGAATATCTCCATCAAGGGTGAGCAATACTTTATTGCCAATCTTTAATTTACTTTTGACTTTCATAAATATCATCTTCAAACAGCGCCCAAAGCCTAATACCATGCAACAGTTCCGATCTCTTTTGACATATCAATACCATTCAAAGCGTGTTGCGCATATCTTCTTCCAAAATCCTCCGACGATTCCTCAATTATCCGCTTTTCTCCGTTCTTTGACAATCCGACCTTCCCAGGCGCTTCCTTATTTCCGTCTGGATAATAAATATATATATATTCATCGCCGTTTATTTCTGATAAAATATAAGTAAGCATTTAAGATACCTCACTCCAAATTATTTTCTTTCAGATATTTTTTAAGAGCTGCAGCATAATTATACTGTTTCTGCGCTTCTTCATGGGCTGTTTCATAAGGAATGCCCGTTCCTTTTCCCATTATATTCGCTTCCATCAATTCATGATTCAAAAGAATGATGTCATGCTCCTGAATACGTTTCCCCTCTCTCAATCGAATCCATGACTGCGCCATATCATAGTCCGGGGAAAACTTATGTATTGTTCCATCAGAAAATAGATGCTTCTTCTCAAAAACGTGGGAGAATACTTTGTCTATATCTTCTGCTGAAAAGCCGCTGTTCTTTGCCACAGCTTTTATTTCATACTCGCGTTTTCTTCCAAGAACTTCACGATAATACATTTCCGCAAATGAATCACGTTTCTTAAAATCAGGGTCATTTTTGCTTGTTAGGGCGCCACTTTTAACTCCTGCCTTTATTGTATCAGAATCCGCAGAATTTTCAATACTTTTATACCTTTTTGCCCCTGCATTACTCCGCTTTGTCTGCTCCCTGCCGAAATCAGCTACCTTTATGCGGTCATACTGCGGCTGCAAATCATTCTGTTTGCAGAAATCGTTGTACGCCTTATTTTTCTGTGTCAGTTGGTAGGCCATGCGGTCATATTCTTGTTGCAGCTTGGAAACGTCCATATCTTCACGGGGATTGTTGATTTGCTCCTGCTTTTCAATCAACTTTCGTTTCCATGCCCGCAGGCTCCGTTCCATAGCACGCTGTTTCTGCTGAAGCTCGTAGCGTTTTCTGTTCTCCTCACTGTCTATTTTCAGATTTCCATTTTCATCAACATATGGATTGCGCAAACGTGGGTCCCACGGTTTATGTGAGTGTCGGCAGTTGTACCCGTGCAGGCCCAGCGGATTTTTAACGGTCCCTTGTCCAGTGTTCGGGTCCACATCATAGCCGGTCCGGTCCAGTAAATTAGGGTATTCCGGTGTGGTCCCTCGGATTTTATAGACTCTCCCTTGCCATGCTGAATGGTCCGCTTCTTGCGGCTGTCCTTTCTGCGCCACTCTCGCCCCTAAATGAGCCGATACAAGGACATACTCAATTCCACCCTCAACTATGTACTGATTCGTCACTTGCGCCGCCGTCTGATTCATTGATGTGACAACGCACAATCTAACCGCCGATTCCAATGTGCGTCTTGCGCCGCTCGGATAGTCCACATAGATTCCCCGTCCAGCATACCTATCCAAAATATCACACACCGCCGCTGAATAGCTTTGCACTCCTGCCGCCACCCTCAAATCAGCTTCGTCAAGCATATTGATAAGGTCAATCTGACTTTGCTTCATAGTTGTGCGTGTGAGGTTCGTCAGTTCTCCAAGGCTTTTCTTATATTCTGCGTCCATAACACGGATTACAGCGGCATTTTTGAGCGGATTGGATAATTCTATACCCAACTGCCCTAAAGTCGCTCTATCGTCCTCCCATGAGGTCAGAACGGCATCTTGCAGGAGGGAGCGGAGTTCTTTTCTTGTCAGTCCTGTTAGCTTTTGTAATTTCTGTTCAATCGCCGCTTGGCTCTCTCCCATCTGCTTCAACTTCCAAATAAGTCGGTCGGCGGTTGCGGTCATTTCTCCGGCGGAGAGTAGGCGGCGGGTGATGTCTTTGAGAATGAAGTCCTCTAACTGGCGGTATAATTCAAGTAGGCGGTCATCTATGTTATTGAAGTAATCTGGTGATAGCACGGCAACCCCCTAAAGAATTTTCAACGGCAAGAAAGGAAGATTCTCCGCACACCGAATAATACTTTTCTGCGACTAATCCAGTCATCATCAACAATCTTTGCATGGCTTCTCGTGCTTCCCTTCGGTTTTTCTCCGCCTTTTCTTTTCTGTATTCCTCTAATCGCTGTTTCTGCTCGTCTGTCAGAGAGTTGTACCAATCATCATACAGCTTTTTCTTGTAAGCGTGTATCATATCAATACCATTGATACAATACCACTTTCTACGCTTTAACTCCGCATACCAAGCCATCTTCCCCTACTCCTTTCCTGCTGTCCTCTTGACTAAATCTATCCATGATTGGCCGTATCTCTGCTTACCAGTTTCAAACCATTCTTTTCCAGTTCCCGGCGCATGATATTGAATCTCTTTCCCGGTTGGATGTTTTTTAGGAGGCGAATACCACCCAGTAATATTTCCATCGCTATCCTTAATTGGGATATTTGGGCCATAGACCTGGCCTACGTAGAGCATATGAGCATATGGTGTATTGTACTCTATAACTCCACCATAAACACCATCCGGGAACCCGGCGCTTCCCCTCAATGCTCCTTGTTGGAATGGCACAAACTGTTCACAATCCCCGACTATGGCCAAATTCAATAATTTCTGCGCTTCTCTAATATTATTGTCTATCCTGCTTGTGTCGATATGTATATCAACATTCCCTATGTGCTGTCTAATTCTCATAAAATCACGCTTTCTAACAGTTGTTCCGGCAATGATACAGCTTTCTCCTGCTCATAATCACAGCCGGACTATTCGCCTTGCTGTACCATTTCGGCGGTCTGCGTAACAGCCGCTTGTGTTCCTCTATTTTCCTATTGACTTCATCAAATGCCTTTCGTAATGCTTCTGCCAGTTCTTCCATTCTTTCAGAAATGCCGCCCCATGCTTCCACTAATTTATCAGCAAATTCTTGTAATGTCATCTTCTACTCCTCCCCAAACAATCCCTCTTTCGGCTCATTCTCGCTCTTGGCTTCTGCCACAATAGCCCGCGCCGCTTCTTCTGTAAACCCTTCGTTATGTACCAAATAATACCACTTAGGATAAAATCCCTTGTCCGTCAGTAGCAATGCCCTTGACCGGTCTTCCTCGGCGTTTCTTGTGAGGTCTGCAAAGTCAGCATATATTTCATAGTTCCCAAACTCACTAGGAGCCGATTCCCCGTTGATAACGGCCATAGCGTCCATTATATAGGCTATGTCATGAATCGCCCCTATACGCCCGTCTCCGTTGCTGTCAGGGCATGATAGAATGTCCCGGTAATCCCCAACGGTATTAATGGTGCGCCGTTCCGTGGCTTCTACTTGGGTAGCAGTAGCAACGGAAATAGTCTGACCGTTAAAGACGAAATATCCAGAGTCAAACCCGGTCTTGTAAGAAATAATAGAGAGAAGGAAATTTATTCCGTCTGTCCGGCTCGCAACTTGTAGCGTTGGCTGCCACTGCTCAAATGGCTTGTCTGTCATATCGTCCAGTCCAGTCTTGAGCACCATTCGTGGAAGTTCGATTCCGTTCGCTTCTGCATACTGTATCGCAGATTGACCGATTATCATTTTTGGCTCGGAATCCTCTGTTTCCACCCCCAGCGTGGACATTGCAATATCCAGCCAGCGCAGTTCCTCTACGCACTCGCTAAAGCACGATACCCCCAATGGGCTGTCCGGGTCTATGGTGTTGCTGTATGGGTTCTTTATGTACACGAACAAAGGTTTTTCAAGGTTTTCTGCTGTAAACTCCGGCACAATATCAGCCCACTTTGTGTTTTTTAGGTCTGTCGGTCTGCCGATTTCGTCCTGGTTATCAGAAACAAACGCTTTGTTAGACACTCTATACCTGCGGACTGATACCATTTCCCCGGCTTTGTCCCGGCGTTCTCCGTCCTCGAACCTGTGCCATTCTGCCCGTGTGTAGAATTTCTTTTCTTTCTGGTAGTATGAGAAAAATATCGCCCCGGTCACTTCCCCATTACTGTCAAATTCAGTCACAAGAAACCGATCCGGCGGTATGTAGTCCATGCCTTTACCGTTCCATTTCGCCATAGAGCCGCCCAACATAATCACATCTTGCATAATTCGCTGGGCATTCTTCAAGAAATAATCATCAATGGCTTTCTGGATTCTCTTGGCGGTTTCTCCGGTTCCATACTTTGACTGCACCTTAATGTCAATGTTCTGTGTAATCAGCTTAGCCAGTTCCCGGGCAACGGTGTTTGAAAATCGGATAGTCCTGGTATCGTCCTTTACCCACGGCGGCTTGCCGCTCTCCAACTGCCCCCACAGCTTAATGGCAGCGTCCATTTCCGGCGACAAGTACGTTTCCACACCGAAAGCCTTTTCAGCGTCCGTTTTAAATAACATCTTTATCTTCTCCTTAAACCATGCGATTAAACCCATTTATGCCACCCTCAAAATCCAATAATGCAGTACCCGTCCATTAGTCCGTATTCTGGCACATTCCGTAGAACGTATGTAACTGGTCTTAATGCAACTTCGCCCGTATACCCTTTGTCCGGATCCCATTCTTCAAGCACAAGTTCATCACCGACTTGCACATCATCTTCATCTTTCCGCAGTTCAAACCGTTTATTTTCGGCGCACACCTCTTTAAAATACTGCGGAAGAATTTTCTTTTTAATCTGCTTTATTCCAGATTTCCTTTTATTACATTGTTTTGATTCACATAGGTATGGGCACGCCATTCCACGCTCCAAACAACACAAATCTATATCAAAAAATCCACACGTCCATCCGTCAATATTCTGATTGTAATATTTTTTATATAAACACCTGAATCCGTGAAACTCATTGTTTTTATATGCCAATCTACAATCAGATTGGCAAAAAGTAAAAAGTGTACCTTGATAATGTTGAATCAATCTGCATAAATGTGGAAATATACTGCTAAATCTTATCCATCTTCCTATAAATGGGCGCACTACTCCCCCTATATGCAGGAAGTTTTCTGTATGAAGGCTTATTTATGCATAGAAATCCGCAAATGCAGTATATATTCCCTGGAATGCATAGCGCCACACGTTGCTCCGGCCCAGCCCTATGATCAGCTGGCGGGCATGCTCTGTCACATGGCCCGCCATCATGATCATGTTCCCGATCACGGTGCGCAGCCGACGGCGCCTTACCTTGTGTCTGGTTTCCGTCCCCCGGCGGCCTATGGACTCCTGCCCTATCATGCGCAGGATATTGTATGCAATTATAGCAAGCTCCAGCACCAGCTCATTTGTGTCAAATTTACCGGACGGCAGACGTTCCAGGTCCATGTCTGTTTTTATTTCACTGTGGAACTGCTCGCATTCTCCATGTGCATGGTACAGGCTGATGATCTCATGGTCGTTCATCCCCAGGTTGGTCCACCAGGTGTTGGCTTCGATGTCATTTGGAAATAGAAACTGTCCATACTTGTCTATTGTACGGTTGATAATCTCATATCCTGTCCGGATGGTAATGGTTTTCTCTTCCCCGGATTGTGTTTTATATGTGACGGGCTTCCAGTCGCTTCCTATATAGACAGTCTTGCCGTCCCGGGGGGTCTGGACATCCTTGCTGCAGGATTCCGCCATGGAAAGCCATTCCTCCCTGCTTTCCCTGCGGAGGTTCCGCTTTATGATGAAACAGCATCCGGCTTCAATCAGTATGCCGATGTTTTCCGCGGCATCGTTCCCGGAGTCTAGGCGTACAAGGAGAGGTTCATTTGTGATCTCGCGGCATAAACGTATCGTTTCACGCAAAAATTCCGGTGTATGCTTCTGGCAGTGCTGCTTCCCCTCGCGCAGCTCACAGTTGATGAGGTAGCCTTCGGTTCCTATATATGCCATGATGGGCGCATACCCGTCGCAGCCTTTATAAGTTCGCGAGACTCCCTGTTTCTGCGTTTTTGAATTGTCAAAAGGCGTGACATCAATATCCACAGGAACATAGCCGTTTGGAAGCTTCCCCGGGACAATACCGTTTGTCCTGAGCATCTCTATGTTCTCGGAAAGGATCTGGGGGCGCAGGGAAGCACCAATGTCATCCATCCGCTGGCGTAATGTCTCCTCGGAAGGGATGCTCCTGGTGATGCCAAGGGCATACTTATAAAACTCCTGGTCATCATCAAACTCATGGACGGACTCGTAAGCAGGTTTACCCATAGTCAGCAGACCGATATATGTAAGGAGGATGTCACCATTTTTAATCTGGTGCTGTGAACGGTTCTTTGTGACATCCATACGGTTGCAGCGTTTTACGAAATCGCTCTTGCCCAGGATGGCACCTACGACTGCCAGTCCTGAAGCCGGGATAATACGCTCATTGGTGAATTCGATCTTAATATTTTTCATTGGTGTCCGCCCCCCGCGTTATGATTTCTGCTGTCCCTATTATACCAGAAAATAATGCAAAAGTGGGAAAATTAAGCCATTTTGCCGCACCAAATGGGTGAATTTTAAGGTGCTGGTTTGGCTCTTCAAAACTGCATAATCGCAGACTTTTCAGGCATTTAACAAGTTTGAGTTTCACGGATTAAGGTAAACATTCAGAACTTTTTGTTGGCATTTTATCAACAACTATTCTCATAGTTCTCTTTCACCGCCCCTCTCATATTCTTCCAACTCCTGCACCTGCCAAATCATGGTTTCGGCCTCTCCATCCACTTAACACAGTTATACATATAAACATTGTCATTTTCTGCACAGAATCCAGTATCGCTTGTTTTGTCCTCGGAAACATAACCCAGAATCATTTCTCCGCACTGGTCGCAACATAAGACTTCTTTATCCGGCAAATTATCCTTATCACATTCAATCCACCCACCGCCGCAATCCTCCGCTGGCCGTTGCATATTTTCCGCTTTAAAATGTCGTCTTTTACATTCTTCTGTGCATGGAATTTCTATAATATCTGCTCCTGGGCATCCGTCACAATACTCTTTCGCTTGCAGTTTGGCAGATAGGGATTCTATGGTGTCGGCGGCATTGTGTAAAAGCCCAATCACATAATACGGCACATATGGTCTGTATGATTTTACCGCTTCTCTCAATTTGTTTACCTGTTCGCTAATGCTCATTCTGTCAATCCTCCCAATAGTCAAAACTGCTCATCATAATGCTTTCCAATATGACACCATCTTTTTATATCAGTTCCAAGATTGTAATATTCTCCAATATTGGTGTCATAGAAAATTCCCTTATCATAAACCATTACAGCGAAATTAAAATCCTTTCCTAAATCACAAAGCACTTCTTCATCTTGCTTTGGTCTTTCAATGTTGCCTGCATATATCCAATTCATTTCCCTATCCTCTCCTTACCGCATTGGCAGATGCTTTATAAAGTTTGAGTTTTAATAATTTCCTCAAATTCTTTTCTGCTTTTTTCTTTAATTTCATCAGTAAGCATAGGAATTTCATGTGTCAAAACTGGTCTGCCTATGATTTCCTCTATGTACTCATGCACTGGCGAAAACGTTTTGCACATTAAAATTCCTGTATATGCAGATAAAACGGCTCCCTCTCTAATGGTCATATCCTTTCCCTTTCTACCACATAGTTAATTTCTTCATGTAAATTTATGCCTGTGTCATTCTCCGCATAAATACAGGTGATAAGCTGTAACGCAATGCATCTATAAAATGATTATCATGGTCAGGATAACCAGACATTACATTCCCGTCATTATCCCTCTCGTACTCATATTCCGTTATTTCCTTTAGTGCGTGGGGAGTCCTTTTCGGGTCAATAACTATTGTTCTGCTCTGCAACCATTTCATTCCATATTCCACGCTCCCAGGCGGCTTATATGCTTCTTTTGCATTCCACACGCCTAAATCCCTATAGTCAGCTATAGATTTAGGTTCTGCGCTATCACAGATTGTTCCATACAGCATTGCATGCAAGTCCTTTCCATGATTATCCAATATCCATTTTGCAGTATCTTTATTTGCTGTCTTCTGCCTGCGGTTTTCATCAATTAGGTATATCTTTTCTTCCTTTGGATTGTAATAGTCCATGATAAAAGCATATGGGTCAGGGTACCATCCCCAGTCTACCCCTGCATACAGCCTGTCCATCCGTCTGATTTCTTCATCCGTAATCTCCCGAATTTCCAGAAATTCAAAAATATTCGTTCCAAGTCCGACAGGAATACCCAAATACTCATGCTGATAGGCTTTGGGGTTCGTGGCTTCCAGGTGTTCAGCATCATCAATAAATTGCTGTCCTAACCAATCCTGTGGCACTGTCGTATAATCTGATTTATGTCTTAATGCATTGTTACGCGGCTCATTCACATACTGATTTGCCCAGTTCGCATTTGTGATTGGTGGATTGAAACTCTTAAATACAATGAATTTCTCGCCGCCACGGAGTACAGATTGTTGTACTGTACGGATTTCTTCCATTCCGGCAAACTCGTCTAATTCCTCAAACCAAAGATATTTAAAATATCCATGTGATACCTTGATAGACTTTGTTTTCTTTGCTTTATCCAGTCCTCGAAAGATAATCTTTTGTCCTGTCGGCTTGTAAACAAATCTCATGGGGTTTGTATATCCTGCCCACAAGCCCGATACTCCCAAAGCATCAATCGCCCATTCTATTTGCTCAAATACTGATTCTCTAAGCGTCACGCCATATTTACGGAATACAATGGCATTTGCGAGCGGATCTTGCATCATGCCCAAAACTATCTCAACGGATATGAAAGATGATTTCGTACTACCTCTTCCGCCGTAAAGGTCGTAATATGTATGCTTGCCCTCCGCTATGTCCCAGTGAACGGAATAGAAAGACGGGGCGATTATGTCAGTCAGCAGTATTTGGTTTTGGGATATTGTTGACAATGGTTATTCCCTCCGTTACTGTTTCTTCTTTATCCGCATCCCAACCTTTAAAATTATTCCTTAGGCTGAACTGCGCTCCGTTTGAACCGTCACGGTCAAAAAGTCTTTCTTCTGCATATTTCTCAACAACGCTCTTCGCGCGCGTTATAGTGTCATTAAATTCTTTCTTCCCTTGATAGTTTAGTAGTGCTTGTCTACTGGCAAACCCCAAAGCAAGCGCAAGTCCAGTCACAGTCAAGGGTTTTTCTCCAACAATGATAGGATTTCCAAATTTATTAAAAACTGTATTTCCTTCATCATCTTTCAATATTTCCCCTTTGCAATCTTGGAAATATTGTTCAATTTTCTCTTGAATTTCCTCCTTGCTTTTATACTTTGGAGGTCTGCCAACATTAGCCATTTCACACCTACCTAACCAGCAATTTCCCAACCATTATAGGGAACGAAAACCCTATCTTTCTGAAAATCAATAAGAGTTATTGGCAATCTATTCCCTATAAATGCACAATACGTCCTATAATGGATTTTGTTATCTATCAATGCCGCTCTCACTAATCCGCCGATAATACTTTCAAGAACATTTTTATACAACAAAAGCTGTCCCACTGCGTTCATCTGATTTGACGTTCCAGTTGACGGATATTTTGCATTATCTTTTTTTACTTCAAATACAGTCATTGTTCCGTCAATATGCCTAACCATAATATCTGGCTTTACGAAAAACTCCCCTGTATTAATCATCTTTTGCCTACCGATTGCTTCAATCAAAGGAAGATGCAATCCCTCGCACATCTCTTCGATATTCTCAACTATGTTGTCTTCCAAATTCTTTTCATTTCCTACCGATTCCCACATAACATTCGCTTTAAGTTCTTTTATCGTTTGCTCCTGTGTAAGCCAGTATTCATATTTTCCTTTCGCCATATACTCACCTATCCTCTGTTATCATGTTTCAATCTTCCTTTGCTTTCTGCTTTGAAGTTAGCTTATCCATTCAATTACCGTCCTTATAAATCACCAATCCTCATGATAATAATAACAATCTCCCTCACATACTTCACAACCGTTAGGACAATCATCAATGTCAAGCGGACTTCTCTTATCTTCATCTGCGGCGCAATACGCATTATCTGGCAAGCAATACACGTCAACGCCATCTTGCAACATTTTCATTTCCGTTTCCTCGCTCTATTTACCATACCACCCATACAATCACTGATTTCATTCAATGCCGCCGGATTTTACAATTTCAATATCCCTCTGTATTTCCTTTACAGCTACATCAACAATTTCATCATCAGAATTTAAGGATTTAAAGTTTTTAATCCTTTCCTCCAACTGCTCCACAACCTTATCCACGTCATAGGCGGTAGGAAATTTTTCTATTTCAATTTTGCAGTCTCCCAAAATAAGTCTTAATCTTTCTTCCCCATATATTGCCTGACTGTCTTTGTCATTAGCATATTCTTCTAAAATCTTAATCAATTCATCTGCATCAATCAGTCTCATTCTCCCTTTCCATCCACAATCCCCCTATTTCAGGACATTTCTTATCTCTTTGATATGTTCACGAATTTCAGACACTTTTTCTCTTTCCAAAGCATCAACAGAATCGTCAACAGCTTCTTCCAAAACAGAAACTACGCTTAACAATTCTTCTGACGTGTTGTATTTCTTTAAAACTATCCCATCAGAATTAGTAAATATCTCCATCGGAATTCCATCTGTGATTCCAAATTTTCTTCTTATCTCTTTGGGGAGTACAATTCTTCCCAAATCATCAACTCTACGAATAATTCCCGTTGCTTTCATATTCTCCCACCTTTCCACAATCCCCCTAAATCTCCCAATTCTATTGTACAGGAGATTTTAGGGGGAGTTGTACCAAATTATATCCTTCTGTTCCACAGTTCTATGACATCCGTTGAGTTTGCGGAATATGTACCATTAATCGAAGCTGTATTCATGTAGCAGTCTTCGCATTGAATTACAAATCCTTCATCTCCACCAA